AAGTTTCAATGCAATGGTACTGAGGTAGCTAGGATTGATGCTAATGGTTGGGTAGGAGCTGGTGGTCCATCTCTAGGTACTGATGCAATCATTAGAACTAATGGTCAGACTATCAGTGAGAATATAACAATCCCATCAACAACTAATGGTATGTCTATTGGAGATATTACTGTAGCAGATGGATATACTGTGACAGTTAACGGACGATGGGTGGTAATCTAATGGCAAGTAATATAACGGTAGACACTCTAACAAAGGGTAGTACAACACTAAACACTGATGAGATTGTAGATACTAGTAGTAATCAGATTTGTAAGGCTTGGGTTAATTTCAATGGTACTGGTACAGTGGCTATTAGGGATTCGTATAATGTAGCTTCTGTTACTGATAATGGTTCTGGTGACTATACAGTTAATTTTAGCACGTCTGTGGCTAATGCGAACTTTTGCACACACGTTTCTGGGACAGGGTATAGCAACACAGACCCTACAAGACATTCAGTCATAGCGGGAAGTCAAAGTAGCGGAGCCTCAGGTAAGACAGCCTCATCGTGTAGCGTAAGGAATGGAGCTACGGATGCGTCTGTTTTTCAAGATGCTGCCGATATGAATGTATCTATATTCTCAAACTAACAAGGAACAATTATGAGTAACGAAAGAATTTTAATAACAGAAGATAACGGCAACTCAATCGGAGTAATCGTACCAGCACCTAACGTAACAGCAGAGTTTTGTATCAAGGACGTACCAGTTGGTGCTAAGTACAAGATTGTAGCGACTGATGATGTACCCTCAGACAGAACCTTTAGAAATGGATGGGAATCAGATACTACTGGTTGGGCGGTGAAGAATGGCTAGTGCAGTAGTTAGTGATAACTTTGAAACCTCTAGTGGAGGTGTACCTAATCTAGGTGGTACTGGTGCTACTACTTGTAAGGCTTGGGTGAACTATAACTCAATAGCAAATACAATCAGAGATTCATATAATGTATCTAGTATTACCGATAATGGTGCTGGCGATTGGACTGTTAATTTTACTAACGCTATGGGAAACGCTAATTATAGTGTTACTAAATCGGGATATTCTAGTACAACGGGTACTACTAATTATGGATGGGACAACTGGTTAAATAGTACAAATAACTCTTTATCAACAACATCAGTAAGACTTGTTTCTGGTTATCCTGCATCATCAAGTACAGCAGATATGGAATATAACTTCATACAAGTATTCTCAAACTAACAAGGAACAATTATGATTACAATAAATCAAAACAAGGCAACAGAAATAACCAAGGATGCAATCAGAGCATACCGTAAGCCACTACTAGAAGCACTAGATGTAGATTACACTAGAGCAACTGAGACTGGTGGTGATACCTCACACATCATCGTAGCTAAGCAGACTCTTAGAGATATGACTGCTACTGCTGATGGTAAGAATGTTGATGAATTAAAGACTATCGTTGATGGTCTGTCTGCGGTAGCGGACGCTGTAGGAGCTTAGTATGCCAACAGAGATTAGAGGGTCAAGTAACTTTGACTCGGATAGTGCTGGTAAAGTGTTGCAGCAATACGTGGAAAGGGACTATACATCTATTTCTAGTGCAGCTGGTGACCACCTTCTAAAAACTTTAACTATTAATAAACTAAGTACTACTTCTACAATACAAATTGTTGCTAATGTATCCACTCTTGCTGAACACGCTGGAAGTAAACAATGGTATTTTTACAAAGGTGGAGTGAATATCGGTGAAACACGGTATAAAACTACGGGCAATGGAAGTTGGAGAATGAACACTCCTCCAGTAGTCGGTACTTTCACTGGAACAGCAGGTTCTCATACTGTAAGCTTTAAGTGTTTACATACTGTCCATTTATACTATAACTACCTTACAGCTTATGGCAATGGTGTCACATCATACGTAATTACAGAAGTGGAGGCATAATATGCTAGGAACATTTAAATCAAAAGCAATACAATCCCTAAGACCGAACACTGATTGGGTACTAAGAGACGATGAACTAGAGTGGCTAGACACTACTCAAACTCAACCTACAGACGCAGAGATTCAAGCAGAAGTAACCCGTCTACAAACTGAATACGATAGCAAACAATACGCTAGAGATAGAGCAGCAGACTACCCATCCATAGCAGACCAACTGGATACCCTATATCACAACGGTATTGATGCTTGGAAAGCTGAGGTTAAGGTTGTTAAAGATAAATACCCTAAAGGTTAAGTATGAAGGAAAGAGTAGAATCGCTAGAAACACAGCTAGCGTTAATAAAATCAGACTTAGACACCCTTAAGAATAGGGATATAGATTTACCTGACTGGGTTAAGAACTCAGCAGGCGCTATCTTGCTAGCTATCTTCGCTCAGACAGTTACTACTGTATGGTGGGCTAGTGACCTAAACTCTAGACATACAGTGATAGAAAGACAAGTGGCTAAGAATACGGTTTTTATTGAAGCTTGGCCTGCTATGCATAATGAGGTCATGATCGGATTAAAGACGCTTCAAATAGAAACCAAGCACATGAGGGGCCTTCTAGGAGAGATTAAGGATAAGCAATTCGGTCATTTCAAAGACTTGAATAGCTTAGAATAATGGACGCTATCTTATTTCAAGTATGGCCTATCGTTCTAGCAGCACTATTAGGAATAATATGGATTGTTAGGGAGATGGCTAGGATGCAAACCAGAATAGAGGTACAGCGTTCTCAGATTAAGATTTTGTTTCAGAAGATAGATAAGTGATGCCGATAGAACAGATTGTTTTAATAGCAGACTGCTGGTTGTTCTACCCGTATTTACTGTGTAGTTAACTAAATAGGAGATTGAAATGGCTAGAACAAATCAAACAGTAAGAAACTCAAAAGGTCAGTACGTTAAGTTGACGATACTGAACAAGGTTAAATATTTCTGTAACTTCTTTATGACCAAGATAGATAAGTGGGCTAAGAGTGTGGAAAAGTAGCATACTGTTAGTATTACTTCTTCAAGGTTGTAGTTCCCTAGAGTTTAGGAACATCGCTAAGACAGGAGTAACAACAGGAGTAGCTTATGTAATTGCAGGGCCTATACCTGCTGTTGCTAACCTAGCTACATCTATGGCTTACGATGAATTGATACCTGATAGTCCTCAGATTGCTGATATAAAGACTAAAGAGCAAGCGGCGGTACATATTGCCACTGACTTAGGAATGACAGCCTTATACGCATTTATAGCATATATGGTGATAACGCTAATTGCTGTACCCTTTATCCGAAGATGGGGTTACAATGATGCTAAAGCTAAATATGGTAGGCGTAAAGATGATGAACAAGTGTAGTGTGGTATTTGTAATAGGTATGGCGGTAGCGACAGCTAGTTATGCTTTCTTTGGTAATTGGGTGCAACAAGGAATGGCTATGCCACAAAAGATGTTGCAAATGCCCACCCAGATGGTTATGCCACCATCTCAAGATATGGTACAATCGCAGCAACCATGCGCTTGCGTGTGTAAAACTAATTAGGAAATGTTATGCCTTGTGCTAAACCAACTAAAAAGAAGAAACCAACTAAACGTAAAACTAAATATTAAGGACTATCTATGACAACGCATACGCAGACACCACATAATCCATATAACTATGAAGCACTCACGGCACGCGTAAATCAGTTAGTTACTGATGGTATGAGTCCAAAGGATGCACAATTAGAGGGTACACGTAATATGATGGACTGGCAGAAAGCCGGAATTGATCCTAAGCATGGTATGCAGGCATGGGAAAATGACAACACATACACAGCTGGTGATGGTAATCAAGCAGCGGCAGCGTGGCAAGCGAAGGAAGATGCTGCGTATGCAGCACAACATGAAGCTAACCTTATTAATCCTAATGGACAGTCTTTTGGTGAGTTCCTAGGACAGGAACCATTCATTGAACAAGCACGACAGGACGAGATACAAAAGATACGTAATGCACAGAATTCAGAGTTTGGTAAGTGGATGGTACAGGATCATTTGAAAACGGTTGCTACTAAAGAGGCACAAGATAAGGAAATGGGTCGTAGGTATGGTGAGGCTATTCTCGGTAACAGAATGAATGAGTTACGTAACTTAAAGGTTGTAGATCAACCTAACACGACTAAGCCTACTTACACAGGTAGATAATACGAGGTAGATTATGAAGCCCTTAGCAGGAACATTCGTCACACCGGATAACTCACCTATAGCTAATGCTACTGTGAGGATGATTGCTACTAGTAACACCACTGACGGAGCTCTTAGGGGCACTATGTTTGTGTTTAATACCACAGCAACAGGTACGTACGCAGTAAATGTATTAGCTGGTAGCTATAAGGTAGAATTCAGAAATCCAAATAAAACTAAATATATCACACTAGGCGATGTGACCATCGCTGCCAGTGACACAACAAGCGAGCCTTTAGAAGATATAGGTATTAGCTAATGGCTGTACTAGTTGCGGGAATACTTAGGTATCCAGATAACTCGCCTATTGTAGGTGCGTCTATAAAGTTTATAGCCAGTAAATTTATTTCTAGTGGAGTACCTATCGGTGCATCTTTAGAAATAGTTACAGACAGTATAGGTGCGTACTCTCAGCAGATTCTAGAGGGTAGCTATCATGTATTCTATAAACAAGCAGGTAACGAGTTATACACCCACGTAACAGATGCTCACCTATACGATGGTATGGGGGGTGTTGCACTAGGTGCACCTATTACTCTAACAGCAATAGTTGGTACAGTTATTGGAGCAACTCCTACGTATGCAGGGTGTGCTACAGTACCTGCTCCCACCGCTTTTACTGCTATCGGCGGATTCACTACTGTAATACTGTCTTGGGAAGGTACTAACTATACTTGTCATGACGTTACAGAAATATGGGTGAGTGCTACTGATGTATTTTCAAGTAAAGTACTACTTGGTACCACTGAGGCTAAGGTGTACAGTCACAGTATAGGTGATGATGGTATTAGGTATTACTGGCTTAGATTTAGAAACCTAAATAAGGACACAGGTAATTGGTTTAGCACTACAGCTGTGACGGGAAGAACATCACAAGATCCGGGTAAGGTATTAGCTAATCTGCAAGCAGATGTCTATGCCTCTGCATTATTTGCAGCACTACGTAACAACTATAGTTCTACCTTTGCACAAGATACAGCACCAACCACTAGAGCAAATGGTGATGCATTACTCAGCGGGGATGAGTGGATAGACACTAACGATTCTAATCAAAGATATGTGTGGGACACAACATTAGTTCCTCCAGCTTGGGCGATAAAGGTAAGTAAAGAGGTTACAGCAATCCTTACAGATGTATCCCACGTACAGACGGTTGCTTCTGACGGTTCTAGAGGGTACTTTCAACCGACACAACCTTTAGCTACACAATCTAGGTTTAATGATATCTGGATTGATACGTCTCAGACTACACCTCTAACTATTACAGCTATCTATAGGTATGAGGATGCCTCTTCAGGAAGTACTGGTACACTTAGCTGGAGGAGTGCGCCTAGTAACGCTGTGGGTAAGTCTTATGTAGAAGCCTATAACACTAAAGCCATAGTAAATGCTCAAACAGTAACTTTACAAGAGCACTTTACTACGCTTAATGCTTTAGAGGGGCAGTATTCACTACGTATTAATGCTAATGGAACTATAGCAGGATTCGGATTATCAGCAGGCACAGAAGGGTGTCTAGTTAATGGTATATTAGATACTAGCCTAAATGAAGCTAGCTGTACAGGTACAGGTAAAGTATGGGTGCCTGCAAGCAGTTCTTTCGTAGTCAATGCAAGTACTTTTGCAGTAACTGGTTCGAATGCAGCAGGCAGTACAATACCTTTTGTTGTAGATACTGTAACAGGAGAGGTGGGTATACAAGGCTCATTAATTGTAGATGGATCTATCACAGCTGATCAAATTGCAGCTGGAACTATCACAGGTGATCTGATAGCAGGTACTACCATTACAGGTGCACATATTAATGCAGGAACTATAACATCAGGGCACATAACAACTGGTGGATTATCAGCAGATAGCATAAACACTAGCTCTTTGTCTGCCATCGTAGCTAATTTAGGTACAGTTAACGCAGGCAAAATGCAATCTACAGATGGAAAGTTTGTGATAGACTTAGACAATAAATTTATAAAGATCGAGGTGTAGTATGTTTGGACATCAGTTACCACAGAATATTTATGATAAATTAAGAAAGCAGCCAAGGCTGTACATGACACAAGATAACGGGCGTCCCCGTGTGTCTGTGGAGATGGTCCCTGAGACATGCGCTGTAATAATACACAAAGACGACTCTGAAGTTAGAAACATAACTGAAGCAGAAAGATTGGAGATGAATAGTCTACAATTACCTTTTGTGTTTATTGGATCTAACAAAGACATATCAGAGGCTTTCCTACCTGATCGTTTTACAGAGAATCATAGTTATATAAATCGTCCTTTTTTACATGGGATATTTGATTGTTACTCTCTAGTTAGAGACTTCTACTTACGTGAATGGGGGTTGTGGTTACCTGCGAATATCCAGCGTACTTTCGGTTGGTGGGATGAAGGCGAAAACTTATACGTAGATGGCGCACCTCAATATGGGTTTGAACCTGTAACTGACCTAAAAAGGCATGATCTACTGGTTATGAAGTTTGGCCCAGTACCTAATCATGGTGCGATATACTTAGGTGACAATAAAGTAATGCACCACATTGGTGGTAGGTTCTCTTGTGTAGAAGATTTAGGTAGAAAGTACAAGCAGTCTATAGCAATCATTTACAGGAATAGATTCGTTGAGGAGCAGTTAACTTTGGGTAGTGATCATTCAATAGAGGGTGAAAATGCCTAAACGGCTATTCGCGGGAGTTATACCTGACACTACTATCGCTGCCGCAACTATCTACGATGGGCCGGATGACGCACCCATTGCTGACCCACTTAATTATATTAACCGTGTGTACTTCGATACACGTTTTGACTATATGCATGTAGTTAAGACTATACAGGTTAGTAAAGATTTTGTGAAAGAAGATGTCACTCAGAGTTGTGGTAAAAAAGGTAAAAACTGTGCAGACATACCTAGACAAGGTACTCGGGATTATAACTTGGGCGCACATGGACAAACGTATAAACCCGCTGTATTATTGTACGATACGGGGAGTAACAAGGCCATAACAGGAACTACTTTTATGCAGATCGTTTCTAATAATTCATTCCGAGTGTGTAGTGTACGTGTAGACTCTAGTAACATATATTTGAAAGAAAAGTGGTTTGTAAGATCAAATGATCTTACAGCCATCTCTAAAAATTTCAAGATAGATATTTTAAACAAACCAGCAGACTAATGCCTTTACGAATATTTGAAGCCCGCCCTGAACGAGTACAGATTGGAAATGCTACAGGAGCACAGTTTGATACAGAAGTGCCTTACATGAGGCGCTCTTCAAGCTCTACGATTAAGTACCCGTTAAACAATACTCTTGCGACAGCTGGGGATAGGCTAACCTACCGGTTTGATGGAGATGTTTATCATATTAACGCTGTTATTAGTTTTACTGTAAATGTAGCCACGATATCTACTAGCTAATGGGCTTACTTCTACAAAACAATTCTATTGTTCTAAGTGATGCGTCAGGTACTGAGAGATTCTCTACGGATAAGGAAATGCCACATCTAATGTTGAGCGCTTCTGGTAGCCTGAGTGTTGGTAATGTTGCAGGTACTGCAGCGTATGTTGAGTATATGGGAGAATCAGACAGTCATTTTGTGTTCACAGGTTTCACTGCATCTCAAGAGACAAGGCATACTCTAATGACACATTCTGGCATAGTTGCAGGTAGTGAATCTTTTATCACACCATTTATTACAGTAAGTTCAGGGGTATTCCAAACAGGAACAGGACAAGTAATGTCTGCTATGGGTAGTAGTATCTTAGACTTATACATACGTAATGATGGATATTTTGCAGGCTCCACAGTTTTACACGTAGAGGTCAGTGCAGGTAAAGTAGAGTTAGTTATCAAATCTGAAGTGAGTGTATCGGGTAATTTTACGATTGTGGATCATAGTTACACAGGCGTAATACCCACCTATGATGGAAGTTCAGGTTCGGCAACAGCTAGTGCAGGGCTGAACAATTCAGCATTTAATATAACATACAAAATTTATTACGGGAGATTCAATTGAGCATACAAGTATTAGGATTATCAACAGATTACACTACCAACGTTACAGAAGTTAAGATAGAAATTACAGAGAATGTGGGCAGAGTGGCACGTGTAACAGACACATTGGTTGTAACCATTGCAGGAAGACATGAGAGTATTAATGATGAGCTGATGGACGAAGTGTACGATGAGTTAGAAGCTAATGGTATAAGTCCATTCCCTGTGGATGCTTCGATAGCTTAATGTTTAAACTGACGTTATTCATAGAACCTAATCATAGAGTACGTGTAACAATACATAGTAAAACTCTTAGGCACGCCGGTTTTACCGTATCTCGCCGGGAGTTTGAGCAACTGGTCAGAAAGCCCAGGTTATTTGATTATGTAGACTCTGTCTATATAAATCAGAAGAACAATAAATACGTTGTAGTTGAAGATGGTATTAAAACTTCGTACAATACTGTTGCGGATAATACTATAGTGTCAGAGCTTATAACCTATAAGAGTGATTTGGAAACGAGATCCAAAATGTGGATGCGCAGTAAAGGCATACCTTATGTAGCTAAAGGTGAATCCTGCACAGTATCTGAAGACACGCCAGCGCCTAATTGCATATGGCTTACGCCTAGAATCAGAGTTGTTTTAGGATTAGATAAGCACATAAAGCCCCCTGAGTTAATAGGCCTCATGCATGGCTGCCCTGTTGTAGATAGAACAGGTATGGTAGATTTTGGTACATCTAAAATAATTACAGATCATCCCATGCCTGACTTCAGCATCATTGAAGAAAATAGATTAGGTTACTTAATGTTAGAGCGTGCAGAAGACTTGTGGCAATGGATTGAGGATGAAGGCCGACTGGGTATTATATGGTGGTCTGGTGGTATAGATTCTACAGCTCTGTTGGTGGCGATGCTAAGAACATCAACACCTGATAGGATGCAACTCATCAAAGTAGGTATGAATCAACGGTCTATTGAAGAATACCCATCTTTTTTTGAAAAGTACGTAAAGAATTTACCTTACATGTTTGTAAGTCATAACGATGGTATGCAAATAGATCTAAATGCCTTACACATTACAGGAGAAATTGGAGATCAGATATTTGGGTCTGATTATCTACGTGCATGCTTTGGTGGGGGTGGTAGAAACTTTCCTGGTAAAGAACATTTTGCAGGTAACATAAAGGCACCTTGGCAAGATGTTATGTCTCTGTTTGTAAAAGATCAACTAAAGGTTAAAGACTTACCTGCTACGTATCACTCACAGATTATGGATACCTATGAGCTTCTGAATACTAAAGCACCCTTAGAGATTAAAACATTATTTGATTTCTGGTGGTGGAGTAACTTCAACTTAAAGTACACACATGTGTCTAACAGACTTCAAGTTAATTCCCCAGACGCAGTAACTGCGAGTAAACGTGTTAAATCTTTTTTCGATTCAGATGAATTCCAAAGATGGTCAGTAAGTAATCATGATAAAAAGATAGGCGATACTTGGAAGAGTTACAAGACACCGTTGAAACGCTTTGTGTATAAATTCAATAAAGATCAAGACTGGTTCGATAACAAAACTAAAGTACAGAGTTTGAGGATGGGGGCTAACCCTCAGTTTTTACTTATGGATTCTAACTATAAACGATTTGGTATCGCTGATAAACAGAAACTTATTACAACATATTTCGGAGGGAAAGATGGTAGGGGTTAATTACAAAGTACACACTATAGATGCTGGGGATAAAACTACGTTCAAATCAAACGTGGAGGACTTGTACAGTTATAGAGTAGATTGCTCAGGTAAAGAGGTTACTATTGAAGAAGGTGATAGCGCTTGGTGGATTGAGGGCACTGACGCGCATATGAGACGTGGGCCTGACACTGTAGAAACTAAAGAAGCAGTCACTGTCATTAGAGGTTACGCTGGTAGAGATCAACGCATAGACATACGAGGTGGAACTAATCTACCTTATATTAATGGTTGTTCATCTGAGCAGATATTTGCACCAGTAAGACCTGGTGACCCTACACTACAATTACTTTACATACCACCACATGCTAAAGAACAGATGCACCACATACATTCTACAGCCAGGGTAGTTAAAGTATTAGAGGGCTCAGGTAAATCAATCATCGGTATGGACAATAAAGAAAGTATAGACCTATACCCTGGCATGATAATAATACTTGATCGAATGATACCTCATCACTTTGAAACAGAAGAAGAATCCTTATTAGTAGCGCCTATACATATTTGGAGTAGTACTTCAACAGAACAAAATCACCCCATGTTTCATGGGACGATACAGACGTAACGTGTTCCACTTTACTGCGGATTACCCCGTGTTAAAAGTATTGGAAGATAACTGGGAAAGTATACTTGCTGAATATCTAGCAGTAGCTAATCAAGTTATCACCTGGCCAGAGCGTCACCTGCACAACGATAAATGGAAAGCTTATGGTTTACTATTTAAAGGCGAATATCTAGATAACGATTGCCCACGTACAACTGAAATAGTACGCAACATTCCTGGGGCGTATATAGCAGGTTTTTCTGTACTAAAAGCTGGATGTATTATTAGTCCACATACAGGCTATACAGATAATGTGTTACGCACACATCTTGGTTTAGTATGCCCAGAGGGTTGTTGGATTAAAGTAGATAACAAATCTTACACCTGGAAAGCAGGTAAGGCTGTACTGTTTAATGATATGCTTCTGCACGAAGCTGCAAATGAAAGTGCTGAAGACAGAGTTGTACTTATTGTAGATATACAAAAAGGTGAGGCATGTTAATCGAGAAAAACAATAATTTCAGGGAAGAAACTAATTTTATTACTGCTACAGAGCGTCAGGAATTAAAGGACATAGTTTTATCTATGCAAGATGACTGGACTCCCATATACCCTGCTGAGGGTAACTTCGGAGCTTCAGCCATAGTAGTTAAAGGTTTATTAGAAAAGCTCGCTAATGCTGGTATAGGTTTCTACCATTTAGGTGATGCGGCTTACACATTGAAGTGTGGGCGTAAACGTGTCAGTGAAATTGACTTTAAAGTTAGAGACAAATTAGTAGAAAAGGCTGGATGGATATTTAAACGAGTTTGTGATAAAGTTACAGAGATAACTGGTGTACCTTCTCAGTTATTCAACCCTAGAGATTTTACATCACCAGGTTTCCACGTAAGTACAGTACCGTTTGATATACCAGGAGCTGCTGAACTACATCAGGATTTCAGTGTAGTGCGCTACATGGATAATGTTGACGAAGACTCTATAACATCGTTAATAGTTTTAATTGAAGAGCCTACGGTGGGAGCATTTCTAGAGTGGGAAGATCCTAATAGCAGAAAGCTATCGCACTACTATTATAAGTATGGGTCACTACATATGTTTAGAGGCAGTTTATTCCATAGGGTAGGCAGTTACGAAACTAAATTAGGAGAACATCGTATTACCTTGCAGTGCCATATGTACTACGATAAGAAACTAAAGTGTAATTTCATATACTTCTAACTGCAGATAGTTAGAGGTATCCACATAAATGGGGCTAAAATTATGATAAAATCAAAAAAAATTATATACGGTTGTAATATGGTAGGATACGCACTATGAAGAGTAATACAACAGACTTAGACCTTGATCCGACAGAACTGGATACATTAGTAGAATGGTCTAATCCACCTAAAATTGAAGACCTTAAGCAAGACTTAACTGAAGCACAGTCGGCACACACTGATCACATTATTAATGTAGATAAGTGGCTAAGTGCTTTAAATGGTGACCAGAAACTTAATACTAAGCCTGGACGTTCTAAAATTGTGCCTAAGCTTATACGTAAACAAGCTGAATGGAGATACGCATCATTAAGTGAACCTTTCCTATCTACAGATGACCTGTTTAACACAGCACCTGCTACCTTTGAAGATAAGCAAGCTGCTGAGCAAAATGGCCAAGTACTTAACTATCAGATTAATTGTAAGATAGATAAGACCAAATTTATTGATGAGTATGTCCGTACTTGTGTAGATGAAGGTACAGCCGTTGTTAAATTAGGTTGGGAGTATGAAGAGGAAATTGAAGAAATAGAAGTTCCTGATTTTGATTTCCAACCGACACCTGAAGCAGGTCAAGTACATCAACAGTTACATGGAATGATGGAACAAAGCCCTGAACAGTTTCAACAGGAAGTTCCACCTGAGATGCAACAAGCACATCAGATGACTATGCAAGGTGGTACACCTGTAATGCCTGTACAAGTAGGAACACATACAGAAGAACAAGTTAAAATTATTAAGAATCAACCTACTATAGAAGTATGTGATTACAACAATGTAATCATTGACCCAACCTGTGAAGGTGATATGGATAAGGCTGAGTTTATCATCTATAGTTTTGAGACATCTATGTCTCAACTAAAGAAAGATGGAAGATACAAGAATTTAGATTTAGTTGATTTAGATAGTGGCAGTGCTTTAGTAACAGCTGACCACGCAGTTGATGACGACTCCAACTTCACATTCAAAGATAAACCACGTAAAAAGATAGTAGCCTATGAATACTGGGGCTTCTGGGATATCAATGAAACAGGTGAAGTAGAGCCTTTTGTGGCCACCTGGGTAGGTAGTACACTTATACGTATGGAAGAAAATCCTTTTCCGGATAAGAAGTTACCTTTCATATTAGTTCAATACTTACCTAACCGTAAGTCAGTTTATGGTGAACCTGATGGTGTACTAATCGAAGATAATCAAAAGATTATTGGTGCTGTAACCAGAGGCATGATTGATGTTATCGGTCGTAGTGCTAACGGGCAGATGGGTACACGTAAGGACGCATTAGACGTAGCTAACTACCGTAAGTTTGAACGTGGTGAAGACTTTAAGTTCAATGCTAACGTAGACCCTAGGCAAGCTTTCCATATGGAAACTTATCCAGAGATCCCGGGCAGTGCATTAAATATGCTCACACTTCAGAATAATGAAGCTGAGTCTTTAACCGGCGTTAAAGCATTTAGCTCAGGTATTTCAGGTCAAGCATTAGGTACAACAGCAACAGGTATCAGATCCGCATTAGATGCTACATCTAAACGTGAGCTAGGTATCTTGCGCAGGTTAGCTAATGGTATTAACCAGATAGGTCGCAAGATCATATCTATGAATGCTGAGTTCTTGAATGATGAAGAAATCGTTAGAGTAACTAACGAAGAGTTCGTAGCTATCAATCGTGAAGACTTAGGTGGAAACTACGACATCAAACTGAATATCTCTACTGCTGAAGCTGATACAGAGAAAGCTCAAGAGTTATCATTTATGTTACAGACTATGGGTAACAATATGCCTCCTGAGATGTCACAGATGGTATTATCAGATATTGCTAAGTTACGTAAAATGCCTGAGTTAGCTAAGAAGATAGCTGACTACCAACCTCAACCAGATCCTATGCAGCAGCAGAAAGCTCAGTTAGAGTTACAGTTGTTACAGGCACAGATTGCTAATGAGACTGCTAAAGCTCAAGAGAATCAAGTTGATGTAGGCCTTAAACAAGCTAAGACAGTTACAGAGCAAGCTAAAGCCAGAGGTATGGATAGTAAATCTGATCTAGATGATTTAGACTTTGTAAATAAAGAGTCTGGTGTACCTGATGCTAATAAAGAGGAACAAATGAAGTTAGCTCATGGACAGGAAATGCAAAAGAAAGAGTTTGATAGACTATCAAATTTAGATAATAAAGCGATAGACAGTATGGCACAAGAAGCTAATACTAATTATCCGGGGTTATAATAATACTTACTGGGAGGTAAAGGTATGACAAATGAGGAACAGTTAGAACATCTAGATGATAGTATGGCAGAAGCTAAACGCTTCATTGATATTAGAGATAGCATAGTTAAGTTGGAGAAGAATCGTGAATTTAAAAAAGTAATTACAGATTACTACTTTAAAGATGAAGCTGCTAGACTAGTTATGGCTAAGAGTTCTAGTCTCACAGAAGACCAACAAGTAGTTATAGATAAAATGATCTATGGCATAGGCTCACTCGCTAAGTTTTTAGATAGCGCTGTAGCTCGTGGTAATCAAGCAGAACAGGCATATGCTGAAGATGAACAAGCTAAAGAAGAAATCATTGCGGAGGGCTTACTATAATGGCATTAGATAACGCATTAGGTATGACAGATGAGGAATTCTTAAACCAAGACTTAAGCACTCTTGAAGACGAATTTGACAACCAAGAATTAGAGGCTAGCACATCTCAAGAGGATGAGCAGCCTACACAAGATACTGAAGTAACAGAAGAGCTAACTTCTGAAGCAGATGTAGAAGATCAGGTAACTGATCCTCAAAATAACGCCCAGGAGCAACCTGAGCCAGAACCTATAGTAGCTGAAAACAGCCAACCTTTTGAGGATACTCAAGCGGAGCAAGAACCAGAAGCTAAAAGTACTGAGCCAGCGTCTCTTGATACAGAAGACAAAGTAAGTGACACAGATGGGGATACCCAGGAAACACCTACCGTAGACTTCCAAGGAGCATATGAGAAGATTTTCTCACCGTTCAAAGCCAATGGCACTGAGATGCGGGTTGATACAGTTGATGATGTAATGTCATTAATGAAGATGGGAGCTAACTATCAGAAGAAGATGGCTGCATTAGCACCTAATCTAAAGATAGTTAAGATGCTTGAGAAGAATAACTTACTAGACGCTAGTAAGTTAAATAACTTAATCGACTTATCTAAGAACAACCCTGCAGCGATTTCCAAGCTAATTAAGGACAGTGGGATAGATCCTCTTGATATTGATACTGATGAAGATGTGCAATACACACCGAATGAGTACCATGTATCAGACAAAGAGTACAAGTTAGATGAAGCGCTTGAAGGTATTAAGGATAGTTCCACCTTCAAACAAACTATTGATGTACTGAGTACACAGTGGGATACTGAGAGTAAAAATGTTATCTCAGATAATCCACAGTTTATCGGTATTATTGATGAGCATATGCAGAATGGCGTGTATGCTGAGATTAATAAGTTAATTACGAAAGAACGAGCTCTAGGTAGACTAGAAGGAATGTCTGACATAAATGCTTATAAACAAGCTGCGCAATATTTAGCTAGTACTGGTGTTTTGAATGATACTGGTGTACCCTCGGCTGCAGTTACACAACCTGTGTCAGATGTATCAAGTAAGACTAAAGCACAGAACGATGCGAAGCTTTCCAATAAAAGGAAAGCGGCAGCATCAACAAAGACTAGTAGCAAACCTGCGACTTCTCAACCAGACTTCTTGAAGATGACGGATGATGAGTTTATGAAAATGGCTGCTGTCTAATTTTAAAGAAGCTTTATAGGAGAATATAATGGCTCAAGTATATGGAAATGGTTCCAACTCAACAATCGGTGCACAGGCTCGCACAGATTTTTATAACAAAAAGGCGCTAATTGCAGTACGCGATAAGCAGTACTTCATGCCTTTAGCAGATGTTCAGGCTATGCCTAAGCATCACGGTAAGACTATCAAACAAGACGTTTACCGTCCTTTGTTAGACAACCTAAACGTTAATGACCAAGGTATTGACGCTGCTGGTTCTACATTAGATAACTCTAAGTTCTCTGCGTGGAATGCTGCTGGTGTTTTACAAGGTTCTTCATACGCTACTGCAGCAGCTGCGACTACTGCTGCTGGTACAGGTGGTTTCACTTCACAGAATACAGGTAACCTTTATGGTTCAGCTACGGATATCGGTACGATTTCTCATAAGCTTCCTGCATTAACTGAGAATGGTGGCCGTGTTAACCGTGTTGGTTTTACTCGTGATCAAATCACTGGTTCAATCGTTAAGCAAGGTTTCTTCACTGAGTACACACAAGAGTCTTTAGACTTTGACAGTGATTCAGAGTTGATGTCACACATCACTACTGAAATGGTACAAGGTGCGACTGAGCTTACTGAAGCTGCGTTACAAGTAGACTTACTTAACTCTGCTACTGGTTCAGGTACTGTTAAGTTCCCAGGTACTGCTACTTCTAAAGCAACTGTATCTGGTACAGCTGACTATGAAGACCTTATGCAATTATCTATCGCTTTAGATAACGCTAAGTGTCCTAAGCAAACTAAAGTAATCACTGGTTCACGTATGACTGATACTCGTACTGTTAACGGTGGCCGTGTAATGTACATTGGTCCTGACTTGATTCCTCTAGTTCGTAAGATGACTGACATTTCTGGTTCAGGTGTAGGTTCTGGTTTTACTTCTGTAGAGAAGTATGCTGATGCTGCTAACATCCTTAACGGTGAGATTGGTGCTGTAGATCAGTTCCGTATCGTTGTTGTTCCTGAGATGCAGTATGATGCAGGTGCAGGCGCTTCTAGTGCTGACATCTACCCTATGCTTGTTGTAGGTGATGGTTCATTTACTACTATCGGTTTCCAAACTGATGGTAAGACTGTGAAGTTCACTACTACACACAAGAAGCCAGGTAAAGATATTGCAGACCTTAACGATCCGTACGGTGAGAAAGGTTTCTACTCTATCAAATGGTACTACGGCTTCATGGCATTACGCCCTGAACGTTTAGGTATCATCTGGACTAAAGCGTAAGCTTTAAACCTTTGGTAGCCCGTTAGCACGCAAGTGCGGTGCGGGCTGCCTCACTAATTCCCGGGAGGAACTATGAACATGAACGAAATGACATCTAAACAGATAAGCGATAAGCTAGCCGAACACGGTATTAAGATGCACTTTAATTCAAACAGATTAAAGCTTGAGGAAGCTTTAAATAATTTAACAAGTAATAATGAGGATAACATTATGGAAGCAGCAGTACAAGACAACGGAGTCACAGAAATTACTCCTGACATGCTAGAAGATTTTAAAATCAACGGCGTAGAACTAGAAGGACTTCGTGAGCAAGACGCCATGAAACTAATCAGAGTAATCGTTAGACCTAACGATCCACTGAAGCTAGACGCTAATGGTGAAATCTTTACATTCGGTAATAGCACAGCTAACCGAGGTAAGTCTGTACGTAAGTATGTACCTTTCAATAATGATGAAGGCTGGCACATTCCTAATATTATCTTTGAAAACATCAAGGCTGCTGAGTGTCAAATCTTTAAAAAGATTACACGTAATGGTCAAGACACTATGGAATCTACAACTATCAAAGCTTACAACGTAGAGGTATTACCTCCACTTACACAAGCTGAGATTGATAAGATTGCAGTTAAACAAAAGGCAACTAATTCATTAGGATAAAACTATGGCTACAATCAATACTTCAGATTTAACGCAAGCTAGCGGCGTAACTACTAGTACAGACGGTAAATACACTGTAACGGGTACTGGAGTATTTGATGACCTTATGGAGGCCGTTAACGCCCATCTAAGCGCCCAGTTTAGTTTAGGTAGACTAACAGGTACCGATTACGCTACGGTGTACTTAGGAGCTATTCAGAGCTCTCTACAGAACTCTGTACAGTTTGTTTTAGGTAAGCAGCAAGCAGACAAGCAAGCAGATTTAATTGCTTCTCAGATAATTACAGAGACTCAAAGTAAAGATGCTGACTTAGCTATCAAGCGTCAGCAAATTATCAATGAGCACTTCCAAAATGGTATGGAAGTTAATGAGTACATCTGGGAAGTTGAGTATGTGGGTAATCTAGGTAAAACGTACACGTACGTAACTATCGAGAACCTTACTGAGAATGATGTTATAGCCTTGATGACGGCTGACCCACATGAAGTAGCTTACCCTGTAGTTAGCTCTGTTACTCTTAACCAAACTAACAACTTACAACATAAGGGTGAATCTACTGCGTCTACTATGATTGCTAAGACTCAAGAGGAACGCGACTTACTTAAACAGAAACGCATTACTGAGCATGCTCAAACATTGACTGAAACTATTGGTTCTACTATTGCTACGGGAAGTATTATGGGTAAGCAATCAGAGTTATTTACACAACAAGCTGATGGCTTTAAGAATGATGCCAAGAACGCATTCAATAAGAACATGGCTGATATCATCAAGATGCAGATTAACACTGCTGGTGACTTTAATGCGAGTAAGTATATCGATGTAGGACATTTATTAGACGTCTTCCCAAGTGACCCTAACGTAACACCGTCAACGTAATTTAGTGCCATGGGTTGGAATCCGTTTAAGAAAACAGTTACCTACCAGTACTGGAATGTAGCTACTACCTCGTTAACGGATAAACCTCTACCAGACGGGTTTCACGACTTCGCTATAATCAATGATTCAGTTAACGGTATAGATTATTTCAAAAGTTTAGAATATCTAAATTATAATGCAGGTAGTCGTACTAACTATCGACAGATAACTAATAAATTTAGTAAGTATGATTATTACGGAGGCTTTGCTGAAGTAAATATAGGTAATAACTATGTACCAGCTAGCCTAGTAAAAGCTAGAATTAATCCAAGTGACCCTAGTGCTGTAACCATAGTAAGTAGTTCAATATCTACTTTAGATTATGCTGGGTGGGTAGCTACCTATTTAGTTAATGAGTTTGGTCTAAATACAACTACTAATAAGTTCACAACGGATAGCATAGAGTTCTCTGTAGATTTTAGTACAGCGAATAGTGTAGATAACACTATTGAGATTACTAACATAGTAGCAGCTAGTACAACTGTATTAGACTTACCCCCAGAACCCGTTGGTAGTTCTTATAATGTTACTTATACAATAACCACGACTACTACAGCTGATCCTCCAGTCACTACTGTGTCATCTATACGTACTTGGACATATGAGATAGGTTCAGGGATATACCCGGAACTAGATACGTATACTACTCTTCCGGAAAATGACCCTACGGTATTTCAGATAATGCCACCATTGGATATTCGTAAGGATGGTACTTACACTCACGATGACGCGTCTAGACATGCTGATTACGATGACTATGCTAAATCACTTGGTATAGTGCCTAAAGATATTGCTGACGCTTTCCAAGGTCAATCTGATATGGATAAATTAGATCATATTACGGTTGGTCAGGGTGTAGATTTAAAAGCTAAAGATAAGCATAGCTTACGTTACTGTATTGATTTTATTACTAAGCTTAAAGGTTTAGCTGATACACATACATTTAACTATGCTGTTAATGGCACTAATGATAATATCAGCAAAGGATTTAATACACAGAGCACTAGGGGTTACACTGATGCTGCCAACAGTACATATACAACATCACACAGAAATGTACCCACAGAATTAGTAGACATACCTGGGATAGATTTAGTAGTTTCCTTTAATGACTTTGCCTATGGATTAACCTACGCACATATTGATATACAACATCACAGTAAAACCGAAGTAGATGCTAATACTTTTTTAACTGATATACGAGATGCAGACGTAAATGTATCAGACCATGGAAGAGTTCAAGGGATAAAGTACAAGTCAGTTATTAATAATAACTTTAGCTTAACGTACACTAATACCGGCGTTACTATTGACAGCGGTGTTTGGGGATACTTAGACTCTATTTTTCAAAACTTAACAACTTCTACAGTATCGTCAATTACGTATTACAGAATAAATAAAGATGACAGTGTAGACAGCTACATGCTGGTGGCACCAGTAATGTCGCATTACGTAAGAGATGCACAATCTAATCAACATAAACTTGTGTATATAAACCTTGAGTCAGCAGATGCAGATATATACCTACCACTAGATTGGCGTATAGTTAAATCATATAATAACCAAGAATTAACATCACTCACCACTAGTAGTATGCACCTTATTATGTATTACGCATACTGGGAGCAAAAAGAAGTATGGAATTGGGGGCTTATCCTAATTGTCGTAGCTATCATTGTGTATGTATACACAGGTTATGATATTAGTGCGGCTTTAGGAAAGACAGCTGCATCATTAGCTACTACCTTAGGAGTAACACTATCTACTGCATACGTAATAATGGCAGTTGCCTATTTAGCTTCTATGGGAGTGTTTGGTGAAGATTACGTAATATTAGGCCAGGTGGCTTTATTAGCTATCGGTATGGGCACTAGTACTTCCACTTTAGGTGCTAATGCCTATACAGCTATGAATGCTATACAGGTTATTAATATTATGAATACTTACAAGATGCAACATATTATGGATGATGCTGAGGCAATAGAAGCAATGGGACTAACTCAAACACTATTAGCAGAAGAAATACAAGATGGTCTAGATGAAGAATATGAAGCTTCTGGATACTACTATAGTGCAATTAATAGAGGGTACATACAGCAAGCCTTAATTAATATACGTAAAGTAGATACTTTAGAAGCTATGCCTACAGCACAGTACTTCCAGAGGGTATTGAAAACAACTTCACCTAGACACATTTATAGACTACAATACAAATACACATAATAGGAGAACAATTATGAGCACACATTCACCGTTTGGCTATTTTGGGGGTGTAAATCCCTTTAAATGGAATAATGTTGCAAGCAACAGCACAGCAACAAATGGATTCGTTGATCCACAATCTGCTGATTATGACTTTTCACAGTTAGGTAATACAAGTGTGCAATCCCCAGACTCTGTTCCTGGTTTTGATAGTGGTAGAGGGTTTGGCGAAACTTCATTAAGTGACAGTTTCAGTTTAGGTTTTAACAAAGGTACATTACAGCTAGGTACAGCAGCATTAGGTGCCTGGAACGGCATTCAACGGAATAAAGCAGCTAAAGCAGCTAATGTTATTGCACGTGAAGAGTTAGCTCAAAATGCTAAGTCTTTTGATATTAATAGTGGACTACAGTTAGCTACTATGCAAGCTGAAGAAGGTAGACGTAATGCTTATGCTGGTGGCTTCTTGGATGACAGTCAACGTTCAGACAGATTCAAGGATTACGATTTACAAAAGCTTAGTGTAGCATAGGGGTAGTTATGTATAACTGGAAGAACGTACAATACGCAAATAGCTCAGGCATTCTAAGTGCCATGGCTGAGAATGATAAACAAGCTGCTGCAGGAAGACAACAGATAGTAGATTCTATTACAGGATTCGGTGATGCATACTCTGAGCTACAGACAGGTAAAGCTACCGCTGCTTTAGCCGGCGCTAGTACTCCAGAACAAGCCCAAGATATCTTCAATCAATACCAACAAGGCGCTAACGGTTTTGTAGATCAAACTGCTTTAGCTGAAAATTTCCGTACTCAAACTAAAGAATTTAGAGATATAAGGGAGTCTGACGCTAACATGGCGTATAAGAATTCTCAATTAGATGTATCTAAGGCTAATCTAGCAATTAAACAAGGTGAGTTAGACTTTCGGAATAGGGCACAAGGTCACTTAGAGACTATGTTTGATGCTAGTGGTGACGCTGCTCCTTCTAGTAATGGTACGGATTACTCTAGTAATAAGACCTTTGGTACTGTAATGGGTACTTTTAATAAAGGTAACTACGGTAAAGCACAAGTCAATGATACTATGGGTAAAGCTGCCGGTGTTGATTATAATTTTGGTGGCTTATACTCTACCAAGAGATCAGCAGGGGTTATCCCGTTATTAACACAAGCTATCCAACGTAGTAGTGAGCTTAGTGGTACTGAGAGAGATGCACACCGTACTGGTGTATTACAAGACATTACTACCAGTGGTTTCCAACCAGAATTTAATGCTGAACTGAAGAAGCAATTCTTAGAGGGCATTAAGACTAACCGTGCTGAAGAAACTCATGTCACAACACGTGATCAGAAGAACTACATGACTAATGTAGCTAAAGAAATTAATAACTCTGAAACTATACCTCAAACTTTAGAGGAATGGAAGAATAAGTTTTCAGAAATTTCTCTGAAAGGTAATATGACTAAAGCTGATGCAGCTAAGAAGTTTCTACCGCAGTTAACTGGATCTGTACGTGAACTTATTAAGCAGTATTATCAAGAGGAACTCTACGTAGCTCCTGATGGCCAACCTAAAGGTAAGATACATAAACCTGGTTCTTCAGATGATAACTTCGCTTTAGAGATCATTCAGAATAGGAGTATGCAAACAGGTATATCACAATTTGTTCAGTCTTTGGGTTTAGATAAAGCTACAAATGAAACTATCCTGAATTCTTTAAATGAAAACTTAGGTGTAACATCGCTACAAAAGAGCAGAAAAACTACTTTTGATGCGGCTGTAGAAGCAAAAGCTAAGTACGAGAAGGAAAAAGAAAAGGATATCTTTACTCTTAATAATAATACTGACTTTAACAAAATGTTAGGTCCTGTAGATAAATACCAAGGCGCACACGAAGATGTGGGCGAAGCTTTCAACCTGTTACAACAAGATGGTGATCTACACGCAGCAGGTTTCTTAAATAACAAAGATATCTTTTATAAAGAGATGCGTTACTTTAACCCAGGAGCAGATAACGATACATTCGGTGCTGATACAGGTTCATCAATGACTGGCGACTTTGAAATAGGTACTATGGCTAAACAGTCAGGTGACCTTAGAGACTATAGCTTAGGCCGTACAGCCCCAGACTTATTAACAAGACTTAAAAATCATAACAAAGATGAAAAGTCACCAGACCATGTAACTGTTGAAGAAATAAAAGCAGCACAATGGCGTACTGATGAACCTACAGAAGTGGCTCTAATAATGAAAATCGTATCTTTACAGGCGTTAAAGCTACGTAATGCAACGGAAAGTGCATTTGACAATGCAATTAGAAACTATAAATAACATGAACTAAACAATAGGAAAAATTCCATGGGTATACTAGATGATGGCTCTTGGTCAGATATCGGTACCACTTCGCAGACGAAGTCAGCCGACCTTTTTGACAAAGCAGTACAGAAACAAGCAAACATACACAGAAAAGCAGCAGGATTAAAATCTCAACGAGAAGTACAAGGTGTACAACCAATCCTTGATGAGGGTGTTAACTCCTTTACGTATGATAATGTTAATAGTGCAAGAAATGATGGTGACTCTCATGGAGCAACTACCGATGAAGGCTACGATCACGGCCAACGTTTTAAATATAATGACACACCCGAAACAAAAAATTTAACCGCTTCACAACGTGCCACCCAGTATCCTTGGGCAGCATCGTATTACGGCATCCCTTTAGAACGTGTTACTGATGAGCTAATCTACGCATCAGGCAGAATGTCGACTGATAGAAAAAATGCACTAATATCTGAAGGTCAAGGTACACTAACTGAAGAAGGCTTTGTAGAACGTTCACCTGCTGATATGCAACCCGTATACGATAAAGACGGTGAGTTGATCTCGGGCATGGAACCTCAGTGGTACCGTATTGAAGGTGAGAGTACCTATGATCCCGCATCTACTAGGTATAAGGGTGATAAACGAATTAAGTTTGATTCAGTAACTAACCCATACACTGGGGTAGATGTTATTGAGGCTATGAACACACCTGAGCATAACGTTAGGTGGTTTAACGATAACCCTAGACAGAATGCTATACGTGAAGCTTATGATGCAGAACATGGCACTGCTAAAGGCGCAGGTACTCTACCTTCACTTGTTCAAGTTAAAGCTAACCGTAAGTATGGTTTTGACGTATTCCGTCCTAAGGATGCATCTAACCCAACACACACCGGCTTCAGAAAGAATAACCTAAATGAGGTTGATGCTAAACGTCTAGCAGATTTAGCTAATAAACACCCTGAGGCTACTTTAGACGAGCTAATGGGTTCTACTGTAAGCAATTCCTTAGCCAAATTTGGACAATCTACCTTAAACATTACTGGTGACTTGGCTCAAGGTGCATCCCGTCCTGTACGGGCAGCTCTAGAGTTTGATACTGATCTAAAAGAATTGACTAAGAAACGTTTTCAGCATGGCACAGCTTTCATGCCTAAAACTGATACAGATCACAAGATAAAGGATTACTACTTTGATGAGAATGCGCAAATTTCGGGTATTAACTTAGACAGAGCTCATGATCGATTCTTAGATTTATCAGAAAGAAGTAGATCACAGTTCTCTGCCGAAGACACAGAGTTCTACGATAGCTTTTTAGGTAAGTCATTCCAAGATGCAAATGAAACTGTAGTTGCTGCTAAATGGCGAGCAGCAGCCTCTAAAGAAACAGCTGAACAGATTGATGCATATTCTAAGTTACTTGATGATGTAGTAATCCGTACTATGCGTGCACAAAGAGAAGATGCCCGTTTTACTAAAACATACCAGAGCATTGCACATAATGAAGATGGTAGTGCTAAAGACTTAAGCTATAAAGCTTTAGGTGCTATTACAGCATTTTCTGAAATGTACGCTAATGACCCTACACAAGCCCCTATAGATTTCTTTACGAATCTACCTTACATGGTAGGTTTGGTATACACAGGAGTACCAGGAGCAGCCGCGTTAATATCAGCTAAAGACGAAGATTTGGTAGCTGAATGGCAAGAGATGAACCCAGGCAAAACTCAGACTAGTGAAGAGCGCTTTATTACAGCTGGTAGTTCGGCGTTAGCAGTAGGTGCAGAATACTTTGGTGACCGTTTTATTCTTAAAGGTAAGCTAGAAGTACTACAAAAAGCCATGGATAGAGTGGCTGTAAAGTCTAATATACTGACTAAAGCAGTAGTTAAAACTGGTGAGTATGCTACAAAGGGTGCTGTAAGTACAGTTGTTGAAGGAGCATCTGGTGGTACCACAGAGTTTGCTGAGCAATACGCTGTAGAGCAAGATCTCACTAAGATAGATGATACTAAGGTGTCTTTATCAGCTGCACATGAAGCAAGAGCTGGTAGTGCTGGTGGTGTGATCATGGATGCAGGACGTGATGTTCTACCTAGTGATGTTAATACAAACAAAGTTAAGCTAGATAAGCGTAATGATATTCTAAAAAATGATAAGCTTACCGACCAACAGCGAGCTAGAGTAGTTAAGAGCAGAGATAAGACTATTCAGAATCTTATAGGTCAACGTCACAAGATTAAGCTTAAAGACATTGATACGGTAGTGGGTCTAACCAATATACCAGAGAAGATCAAAAAGTCCCTTAAACAGCTTATTTCGAAGAATGAATTAGAAGATACAGACCTTGACGCATATCTTGATGAGCTAAATACTATTGCTCAATTTTCTAACGCTATTACAGGTGAATCAGGTACTACTATAGAAGACAGCCAAACATTGCTGGACATTCTTAAGAATAAACCTGAAGAAGAAATTGTAGACCCCACAAATCCTAAAGATGCCAAAGAAGCTTTAGCCGGTCATTACAGACTAATTACTGCTTTAGAGAAAGGTATTGCTGAGCATAATAGACGTGCACAGATAGATGTTATCTTAGCTCAAGTTACTGATGTAGACTCAAGTGATGCACTCACTATAACAGTACTGAATAATGCTAGAAAGAATGCTATTGCATATACTAAAGCAAATGCTGCAGACAATATTCAATACATTAAAGATGACTATAAGGAGCTTACTGGTAAGTATCCTGAAAATACAGCTACGTATATAAAAAGAGAAGCTGAACAGATTGCAAACGAAGAACAAATTCTTGCAGATGAACTAATTAGACTTAATACGCCTATTGCTAAGACGCTTGATAAAGCTAAGGTAACAGCTGTTAATAGTGAAAGTGCCAATACAAGTTTCAAGCCTGTTGGTGGTATAGATGTAACCCATCCAACATATAATGCGCAGTCTGAGGTAGATCAGATACTAGATAAAGGTATCAAGACTATTATTAAAGACCCTGAGTTAAGTAAAAACTTACTCATACACAATAGTAATTTAGATATACAGATTAAAAATCTAATTAAAGCAGGAAATACAGAGGATGCTGCTATATTACAAGGGCAGAGAAAGTCTTATGATGAGATTGTAGCTGCTATACGTAAAAAAGTAACAGACGAAAAAACAAGAACAGAAGTCGTACCGACTGAAACAGAAGAAGTACTTTTCTCCATTGACCCATCTACATTAGATAGTAATGAATTAAATAACTTAGATGATTCTAAGTTAACAGAAGAACAACTAGAACTTAAACGGTTACAGCTAGAGCGTAGTGCATTAAATTCTGAACGTGCTGATAAAAATGTAGCAGACGTTCATGAAGAAATCATGTTTGGTGATAACGATACTAAACGAAGTTTTACTTACTATGAAGGTCAAGCTAACGATGCCATGACTGGCACTGAGCGTAACCAGTTAGGTAAATTTGTTCAACATATGAACAAAAAATCTGAAGTACTGAGTGGTGCGTATAACCAAGTAATTTCAGGTACTCCTAATATGGAGATTGAGGTAGATGCAGCCCCTGCAATAGACTATGTTAAAGAAAGTGCAAATGAGCTTAATAAAATAAGCAACTATTTACACGGAGCTATTGACCGTGAAATGAGTGGTATGTTCGCAAGTATGATGAAAGGTACTGCTCATCAGATGCTTAACAAAGAACTCAGCCAATTTAGTAATTTAGATAACATAACTGAAAACAGTCTTAAAGGCATGCGTTCAATGATGCTTGATAAGATGCAAGGGCAAGTTTCAAATAAAAACATAGCAGAGTACGTTAAGGCCTTTGATGCGTACGCACAGGGTGTATTAAATATGCAAAAGGCGAAAGCCTTAGGTACGAATACTGCTAGTAAAACAACTAAAAAAGTTGCAGCACAAGTTATCTGGATTAAAAAGGATGACTTAGACGCCGCACCTATACTACAAGCTGTTGAATACGTAGATAACCCTGCTGGCCTTGAATATGAGAATTTAGAAAACCCTGAGCAAGTAACTAGTCACTACAAAATACACCGTAACAGTGGTAATTTGATAGAGGCTATTAAAAAAGAAGCTGAATACGGTGTAGTTACTGAGCAAGTTATTAATAAAATTCTTGATGGTAAACAGGCCATTACAGATCAAAATGCTGATAGATTTAGTGCAGATGAAATTACTGCTATTGAGAACGCTTTACCAACAGAAATGTCAGACTTAGATGTACAAACACTAAATACTGGTGAAATATTAGATGACACAACTGAAACTGCCGAACCAGTCGAAGTCGTACAGACGGAGTCTGTAGAGACTGAGACGGTTGAAACTACACCTGTTCCTGAAGTAAAAGTTGAAACTAAAGTTGAAGTAAAACCTACTACTAAAACAGAAGAAGTTAAACCTGCAGAATTTCCAGTTACCATAGGTAAACAGGAACTAGTTATTAAAGGTGCTAAAGTATATAGTGCTAAGTCGGGTAAAGAGGTAACAGTACAACGTACTGTTAACAGAGCATTTGGTGTTAAAGCACACAATGAAGGTAGAGCTGTTAATGTTACTTACAAAGATAAGAGTTACTTAGTTAATGATAAAGGCGTTATCTTAACTAAAGCTAAAACTAATTCTGGCAATATCGTACACACTAAAGAAGATAGCGTTCGAGCTGGGATCCTAGAGGCTGCTAATCAAGTATTCATCCAGAAAGGTTCACCTATTAGATTAGTTGAACAAGTAGACATTGCTGAAGTGATAGTTGAAGATGCACAACAAACTAAAGCTAATGCGGTAGAACTTAATAAGGTACCTGTAGTAAAAGCTAAAGCAAAGCCTACTGAAAGTAAAAAAGTAGTTGTTGAAACTGAAGTAATAGCTGAGATTACTAAAGTAAATACTGATGGTACTGTAGGTATCCCAGGTAACTCTATCATCAAACAGTACGATGGTAAGTTTCCAAATATCTCTAGCCAAAGCGGTGAAGGTAACATTACTAACCACTTTGGAACTAAGAATAAAAAACGTGAGTCTGTATTCACACTTAGTAAGTCTGGTGGTGTATCCATAGATACTATTAAGAGTAGCAGCGAGGTATTAGTAGCTAAAGTGAATCAGAAGCTTCAAGAAAAAGGACAAGATCCGATTGATGCTAACCCTATGTATCTAGAAATCCTAGGTAATACTGTTACAAATTTTAAAAAGGATTATGCAGCAAAAGGCCCTAAAATAGCTACTACTGCGGGTGTTTCAGTAACTAAATCACTAAAAGCATTCCATGTAAAAGATTCGCAAGGTAAGTACACATTACCTGATGAGGTATTTCTAGCTGCGGCTATCACAGGCCTGCAATGGTTGAGTGAGAATTCAGGTAGATTAAATAGTAAAGATGACACCCAGGTTAAAGGTTTCTTGGGTTTAGATAGTAAAGAAAAACTTTCAAATACAGAACGCGCCACTGTAGAAGATATGGGTTACATTTTCCCAGATGCATCAGGTAGATTAGGTAAACAGATATTAGAAGCACTAAACATAAAAGCTTTACGAGATACTGAGTACGTACTGAAAAGAGGTGAAGCTACTGTAAGCCCGGAACACACCCAAGAAAGTGTGGAAATGGCTCTAGGTATGTTAGCGCTAACAATGTTATCTAGCATTGATGCTAGCACTATTGAAACTCGTTTTAACCCAGGTAGTGGTCCGCTTATTAACATGCAGAATGTTAAGTTAACTGACTTACCTATTAGAAGTAATATAGATAGCGAAACACTCATAAAAGATGCAGAGGGTAATACTATCGACCCTGCAGAGGGTAATTTCCTAATGGATGAGACAGGTAACTTTATTAATACCTTTGTTGATAAATACGGTAATGTCAAAGAAGTATCTCACCCTATGTCCAAAAAGTCATTTACTACTTTACGCCTTAATGATAGCATTACAAGTGCATCTAATAAGAAAGAAGAAAATAATGCTTTAAAACAGTTCATCCAGTTTATTAGATCACAGTCTAGTCATGCAGAAGCATTATTAGGACATAACATCAGTAAAAATGGTGTGTTCAGCAAACCTGTACTTGAAGTACAAACAAATATGCGAGGTAGCCTATCTAAGGTTAGTACTAGACGTCAGGCATTAATGAAGCGCTTACAAAGTATCCCTCAACAAGGTAAAGTTGGTGAATTAGCCTTATGGAATAGTTTAAGTCTTGAAGCACAGCAACACATATCTGGTGTTACAGATGTGGATACTAAACACATTACACGTAGAGATTCTTTTACCGCGTCTAATAAAGCACTTCTTCAAGAGATTGATATTATCAATATGTATGATAATGCAGTATTCTATTATCAGTATGGTGTCCAGAAGCAAGGCCGTATGATGATTAAGAGTTCAGGCATTAACCCTATGAACAGTAAGATTCATAGACACTTAGTGGCAGCTAAGTCTAATCCTACTACTGTAACTGCTAAAGACACAGCTATGCGTAATATCTTTAAGATAGCAGTAGCTGCAGCATTTGGAGCTCCTATTGATAAACAAGGAGCACAGAAGTCTATTGATGATTTTGCAGACATAATGGGCAACCCTGTTGTAGCAACTGCTTTAGATATCTTGAGAGATCCTGAACAAGCTGCTCTACATGAAGAAGCTATTTTATCTGTACACGAATTTATTCAGGTAGATCCAGCAGGCAATGAAACTAAACCTTATGCTAATAAGGTGCACTTACTAGAAGGCTTAGCCGCATTACTCGCGTATTCAGAAGGTAATTTCAAAACAGATATTACTGTAGAAATCGATGGTATTACTAATGGTTACGCTATTAGTTTATTACAATTCGGCGGTAAGAACCTTAAACAAGCACTGGCACAAGTAGGTGTATCTTTAGGTAATGCAGAAGACTATGGTACTTGGTTAGCTGACCCAAGCAACATCGATGTGTATCTTTCTCTAGCTAAAGAGATGAATGCACAACGTAACAGTGCATCTATTGTTGAATACTATGAAAAAGCTTATACAGATCCGAGTACAGGTGAATTAAAGTACCCTAAAGGGTTACTCGCTGTAATGGAACGTTTAACTAAGTCTGTTAATGGTAAACCTGTGGTCAACACTAACGCATTTATCTCATTAGATAGGATTGATGGCGAGATTAAAAACAAAGAGGGTGACCTAACTAAGTTTGCAAGAGATTTAGCCAAAGACCCGTTAATGACCACTAACTATAGTGCTCAACTAAATACGGTACTAGGTAAGATGACTAAAAGTGCTATTGAGTCTATGTATGACAAGATGGCTAAAATCCAACTAGAATACGACACAGGTGATAAGGGCAAAGCAGAAAAATCAGCAAAAGATTTAGGTAATGCTATTGGTTTATTCTTAGGATTTGAAGTAGGTACTGTTAATCTAGTAGCTGAGTTAGCACAAGGTAATCTAAAGAACTATAAATTACACCCTACAGATATAAATAAGCTAATGTCTGCAATACGTTATATCTACAAACCATCATTAGATGCAGGCCTTACCAAGATATTAGGTAAAGAAGGTGATGTTAGTACTTTACGTGGACGTAAAACACTAGTAACTCGAGGCTATGAGTGGATTTACACAGGGTATGTTGAAGCCTATGAAGATGGTGTTACAGGGTTAGGTGTTAAACACCCAACGAGAGAGCAGAAAAGAGAAGTAGCACGTAGCTTACAGGGTACTTATTACCCAAAATATCAATCTGCATGGGATGACACAGGCGAAAACGAAACGTTTATCGACATTCTTACAAGCAAACAAGTAGACAGTACTGAAACAATTCAGTATGAGTATGCTATGCCTGGGTATACGACTTACTACAAAGGAGCAAAACCACTAAGTGAGTCTGCTCGTAAGTCTAAAGATGCTAAAACACGTAACACTACGTTGTCTACCACTGAACCAGATAGCCCAGGTGCTAAGGCTATCGTTAATGCAACACAAAGTGTTGATGCTGATTCTATGGGTACAGTTTCTGAAGTGTTAGAGTTCTTAACATTATATGATGCTGGAATATTCTCTATTAAAGATTTACAGCAAGGTAAAGAATTGTATAACGATGTGTTCATCAACATGAACCTGGCGCATAACTTTATGGAAGTTACGATAGAGAATATGAAGAAGCTTCAAAAACTCTTAGCTAAAGACCCAGACAGAGCAAAAGCTGTTGCTGAGCGTTACTTTAAAGAGTCGCATGAAACTAAACATTTACCTTTTGATTCACCAATAAGAGAGGAAGTTACATTATCTGCTGCAATTACATCTTTAGAAGATGCCTTAAGAAACGTTAAACGTGAGTTACTACTTCTTGAGGGTTTAAACAAAGTTACAGAAGAAGTTGTTAAAAAAGATGGAACAACAGAGACACTGACACACTACCCGAATGTTTACCAGTTAAACTGGCCAGACGTCAGTAAGGTTACAGATAACGCAGATACACATTATTCGTTAAAAGCGAATATAGGTGCCCAAGTACATAGAATGTTCTACACAGAAGGTAGTGCTAAGAACGTCAGTGACCTGTTTGACTTCTTCGGCAATAGAGCTAAAAAGTTCTATCATTCGCCTGAAGCGTACGCAAAAGAAACAAGACAGTTGGGCGAGGTAATAGATAAATTAATCTTACCTGCTGTAGGTATTTTAGATAACCTATCTATTGAAGGACTTAGTGCTAAAACCTTTGCTCATGGTAAATACGAGCCAGGAAAAACTAAAGTTACAGTTACAGCAAATAAAAGTAAACCTGAGACTTATTCTGAATCTACAGGACAAGAGGTGTACGTTCATGAGTTAGTTCATGCTATTACACAGGTAGGTATTGAGCACGACTCTGCTATAAGACCAGAGCTACAACGTATATATAACTACTTAAGAAAAGAAGTTACTGTTAATGATTTCTTAGACCCACACACTCTCAAAAGTGAGCAAGCAGAAAAAGAGGCAGCGCAGCGTATCTATGACCGTGTCTTCCCGAAAACTGGTGGTGTTAAAAGTGAATTACATGAGCTTATGGCACATGGTTTAACTAACCCTGCACTTATTAGAAAGTTAGAAACTCTTAAACCAGTTACTGCAAACATGGACTTAAAAGGTAGGTCTGTATTAGAAGCTTTTCATAACATTATAGAACGTATAGTCAATGTGTTCAGACGTGTGTTTAATGGCGAAAAAGTACCTAAAAACATCCATGATCAGTTATTTAGTTTAGCTCAACGTATTAATACAATTAATATGGATCAAAGAGGTGCTGTAGCTAAGTACCTATACAACAAGAATATCGTTTTAAGACACAAGCAAGCTAATACCTTATTTGCTAAAGGCGTTAACTACGTTTTAAATGGTGGAGCTAAAAAAGTAGGTGACCACTTATCTAAGCGTAGGGAAAAACGTAAAGAAAACCCTAGTAAATCTATCGTAGTACGTACTTTGAAAAATATTGAAAACATACCACTAATAGGTGCCAAGCTAATTTCTAGTAAACAAGCTAGAAAAGCTATGGAAAAAAGTATAAGTAGAGCTAATGGTGCGGTGGGTAATTTTGTTAGATCCACAATTAACGAACTAGGTAGCTTAACTCCTATGGAGTTTGTGAATATGATGTTCTTATCTAATAAGAATGTTGATGCAGAGCGTAGAAAAGCTAAAGAATTACTAGCTTCGGTCCTCAAATCTTCGTTTGTAGGTAAGAAAGAGCCTACACATCATCAGTTAGTAGCATTGACTAGATTTGTGCTTAAAACAGACGCTTCAGCGCTGTTGCATAATGATACTTATACTATGGACGAAGTCTTAAATATGTTCAAAGACCCTAAGTATTTAGCACAACAGTTACAAAAGTATCATGCTAAGTTAGATACAGCTAATAACAGCTATTACAGGAACAACGTTAATGGCTTAGCTGACTTAATGGTATTTGGTGAAACTACTCAGAATAACTCAATGATGAATGCTTATTTCATCAGCACATTGGGCAGTAAAAGTAATATCAAAGACTGGGAAGATTTAGATATGCTAATCAGTCTTGTAGCGATACATAAGACTGTAAACGCTTTTGAAGGTGCGCAAGAAGATTTAGTAAAATTAATTAATTCAGAAATGTCAGTAAACCGTGATGTTAACGGTGTGACTGAAATGCTATTAGAACATCAGGCGTTCAAAACACGTGCTAGGGATAAAAACTTTACTGATAAGAATGGTAATGTACAGTACGGTTTGATGGCTAAGGGTTACATAGCTAAGCTCTACGATAGCACTCATGACATGGTAACCGAGCCTCTTAGAGTACCTAAAAAGAGTTTAACTGGTAAAGTCGTTAAAGGTTCTGATGGTAAGCCCGTTATGATCGATAACATTGAAGTTATGCGTAAGTTAGGATATGAGTATCAAGGTAAAGTCCCGGATGTTAATGGATTAAACATAGGACCAGTGGGTCTGTTTGTTAACAAGTTAACTGTTGAGACAGGTAGAACAAAAGGTATCGCATCAGCAACAGCTCTAAAAGCCTTCGGTACATCTATTATGGGGATATTAGCTAAAAATGTACTGTTAAAGGGACAACTTAGATCAACTATTGGTCTTATGGTTAGATCTGAAGGTGCTAAAGCAACTGATAAGAATACTAATGGTGTACATGCTAAAGCACCTAGAGCAATGATTCCTAGAAGAAATAGTACAGGTAAGATTGTAGATTATAGGATTTCTATAAAACATGATAAAGTTGAAGCACTACTAAATCAAAACTTAGATGCTATTGAAGTGTTGGCTACGATGGAAAGCCACATGATAGATAAAGAAGCCTCAGAAGAGGTAAATGATTCTATTATTAAACTACTAACTAAAGATAGAAAGAGTATGAGCGCCAAGGATGCGCATAACTGGGTAGATATCTTAAGTCTTGATTATCACGAAGAATATGTTTCAAACTTTCCTAAGAAAATGCGTCAGGCTATCGTAAGAAATTCAACTATTGATGATAAAGGTAAAGCTCAGTTTTTTGTGCAAAAAAGGGTTTTAGACGTTGCTTTCGGTTTCAAACAAGTATCAGTAGGTGATGCGTTACCTGATGGTAGGTTTAAAAGAGTAGCTACGTTAGTAGAAGGGTTATGGCAATGGGCTACACACAGAGCTATTGTTAACGTAGTAGTTAAGATACCTGCTGTAGGAACCGCTAACGTAACATCTAACTTTGCTATAACTCTACTGCATGGCATGTGGCCACATAAAACTATCGCTGCTTTATATAAAGCATGGAAGGCCTTAGATCAGTATCAAGCAGATGTAGATACGTTAACTAAAATGATATATAAAGCACAGGCTAGACCTGAACTACTTAACAACCCTAAAACTAAACGTAAGATGGAATTGCTTGGAAATAATATTAGTAAAAACCGACTACATAAATTTATGAGTAAAGGTTTATTTACAAGTATTACTGAAGATATTCATGTTTCTGAACATGCGAGTAAAAGAAGTATAGATGCTTTCGTTAAAGATAGATTTGGTATAACAATACCTAAACCTATGATTAAAGCAGCACAACACCTGTACCTGGGCAGTACTACACCAACAGGTAATGCGCTAGTTAAGTTTTTGCAGATGTCTGACTTCTTATTTAGGGTTGTTCTTTTTGAACACAGAGTGAATAAGAGTGGTTGGTCTGAGCAACGTGCATGGAACCTCATAGTTAAAACATTCATTTCCTATGACGTACCTTTGAATAAGCACGCTCAATATGCAAATGATATGAGCGTAATATGGTTCTATAAATATTGGGTTAGAATTCAGTATGTTGCCTTTAATGAGATTAAAAAACGTCCAGCAAATGCATTGCTATATTTCTTTGGTCAAGAATTAATAGATACAGATAGTCCGGACATTTTTGATTCATCATTTATAGATGGTAACTTTATGCCAACAGATGCAGGTATATTAAAAACTCTAGAAGAGTTATTAGTGCCACCTGCCTTTGAAATTGCTACTGGTGAAAGTTTATAGGTTATCTATCTGAGTCTTCGTTGAGTACTTTAATGAGGACATAGGTGGCTAAAACAATAGCGATACCTATGAAAATGGGCACAGCGAATGCAGCTAATACAATAGCTGCTATCACTGCACCGGATAATACTATGGTATATAGTATTATTTTTAATTGTTCCAGGAAGTTATGCACCTGAAAGTCTGTCACCAAAAGGTGACTCTTTAATGTGTATATCTACTTCAGGTTCTGAGGTGTGCATTAAACCACTAGCATCGATAATACTAACTTCAGCTGTTGGCTGTCCACCTTTAACGGCTTTAATAGAGATCTCTAACTCGGTAGTATCAGTTACGATATTACGTGAAGCTAGATAACCTCTAACAGCGGCATGAAGATCATTTTTATTTAAACTAATTTTCATACCTGCTCCTTAACCGAAAAGTTTTTTAGCGCCACTAACTGGTGCAGTAGTATCAACAATCTTTTTAGAACGATCATGTGTTTTACCGTCATTAGCCTTTTTCCAAGCAATAATGAATGAAGCTTCTGTGTCACCTTTAGCTTTTTCCATTACAGATAGACCTGAATCCGCATAGAAGAACTGAGAAATTACATTAACCTCACGAGTGTCTGCGATATCAACATATTTACCTGTACCGTCATTAGCACGCTTGTTCTCAATGCGCTTGATAATACCAACTTTAACTTTCTTACCGATTAGGTTAGTCATTACGTGGTCTTTAGCAGTTGGCATCTCTTTCTTAGCATCAAAGTTATAGATATTGATTGTTTTAGCTTCAGATGCATTAGCAGCATCTTCTAAAGTCTCATCAATAGCAGCCATACATAGGTTTAAACCTTGTGTGTAGCCAGGTAGTGGGCGCTTAGTGCCTTTAGCATCAATGTAAGTAGATTTCTGGCCTTTAGCAGTGCCTGAAGTAATCCACAAAGTTTCTTTAAGTTTTTTAGTACCATCTAGCAGTGTTAGGTTTAATCCCATAGCTCCACCTCTAGACTCATCTAAATAAGCCATATCCACTACTACGTCATAGATTCCTGATTCCCAAGTGAACGAACCGCCACCTACTGTATCTTCATCTAGTTTTACATCTTTATCAATTTTAAGATTTCCAAAATTCATAATATTTCCTTTTATATAATTATTGCCAAGAATAGAAGACCTTAAGGTTGGCAACGTACCCTTAAAGCTTTTTAGTTTGTAATAGGGTTCGGAGAACCCAGAGATTAGTTATTTACAGCGTTTACTGTTAGGGTGTCTTGCACATCTGTGCGACCCGTGACTAGTAGCTTTCTTACTGATACGGTTACCGTTAGCATCTGATTTGCGTGTAACACCGTTTATTGCTGATTTACTCATATTACCCTCCCAGGTAGTGTTTAATTAGGTGAGAGTTTTTACACACCAGTACTCTCAGACTGGCTAATAATAAGGAGTGGGCATGAATAACCCAGCTTATACGTGTTTGGGGACATTTTCTCTAGTGTCCAGCTAGTCAACTTTGCTTTTATGCTCCTGAGAGTTAAAAGTAAAATAGGGTCATGTTTTGCAGCATCTTAGGAAACATGAAACCTTCAAAAAGGTGGGGAGTGGAGTGAATCCACATAAATACCTTGGCCAGTCTTCTACATGCATACGGTAAGAAGTGTACCGTCTTATTAGCCTAGTCATCGGAGATAAATCCTGACCAGGAGATGATGCATTCACCCGTATTAGTTATGTTAACATGCATGACATGCAGATGGACTCTCTCCTCAAGAGTAAACCCTCCCAAGTTGTAAAACCATCTGCATACTCATTCAAAATATAAATCCTGAGCTATTTAAGCCTTGTACTTTATATTGGTCCATTAAATCTGTTGTTCTACGAGCTAAACATCTTTTTAAATAGTGGGCGAATGATGCTTCGTAATTAGCTCCGTTTTTAGCTGCTCTATCTGCATAGTCCTCAGCTAGTGCCTCACATAACTCCTCTTTAGTTATTTCTTTCACGTTTTACTCCTGTATAGGTAAAAACTCACACTGGATTCTTGGGCTGCTAGACCAAAACATACGGGCACGTAGCATTACTATTTGCCTGTCATCTAGATAGTATTTCCCATTTAAAGAATCCATTATGGCTTTACAATAATTATCAATATCTGCGTTATTTGAACAGAACTTTCCCTGGTGTTCATTTTTCTTCTTTTTTGACCACGACATCGGGATCTTAACAAAGAAGTCTAATTTAGCATATACATTGTCCTCTAAAGGTACACAATGTATATCACTTTTAGCTATTTCCATAGCTGCTTTAAATTCTGTGTATTTTTTACCATAGAATGTAGACCATCTAGTTACCCGTGGTCTACTGGCTGGTACTGGTGGGACATGAAATGTCACTTTCATTTTTCGCATTCTCCTCAAAAGATGTACAGAACTTAGTAGGATACTCTTCTTCCCAGACGTGTGCAAGAATAATTCCTACATCCTCATCGAATTTATCTTCAGCGGATATACAATACTGCTTACCTTGACCGTCTGGCCAACAGAATTTGCTTTTGTTCATCTTCTTCCCTTTTAATCTTGCGTAGCTTTTCCAGTAAGTTGTTCTGTCTAGCTTGCCTAGCCCAGTAATCCTCAGGAAGTTCTTTTAGATTGCTCATAGCATGAGATCCTATTAGTTAATTTAGTGAGGTCTTCGCAGTAGTTATCTTTCATTAACACCCAAAACCGTAGTGTTGGATAATTAGTTTAAGGCTGCTTCGTCAGTGGGACTTCCCCCGTTGCCCTCAACTCTTACATTGCTTTATTAAATAGTTTCCAAAATCCATCAGGATCAAAGTACATACGCTCACGCATACTAGCAGTTACTTTTGCTTGCTGTATCACTGTACCGTTTGTGGATTTAGTTTTAAGCACTAATGCGACCTCATGAGACCTGTGTAGTCTTGCTGCTGCACACTGTTTAGAAATACCAGCTTTTGCTACAATCTCTGGGATAGTCCAAACACTGCCATCATCTAAAGTGTAGGATTTAAACTTACCTTTTTTAGGATCGTTTGATTTAATCAGAAATATCTTCTCAGGGTCTCTAGTCCTAGCTAATCTACATCTAGCTGTTGACACGCTTACACCTGTTTTAGCTACGATATCAAATGCAGTGACCTCAGTCCCATCTGTTAAAACATATATCTTAGATTTTCTATTATTAGCACCCATCAGAAAAATCCTCGGCTATCATATATAAAAGCCATGCTAGGTACACTATACTTACCCCAACTAAGTATTCAAACATATTAATTCTCCAATGTAGGTACTAACCAAGATACCCGTCTATCTACGGTATCTGTCTGGTGATCTATTAAGCCACAAGCTTTTAACTCTAGTACTGCACGTTTAATAGTTGAAAACGATTTATTAGTGAAATAGCTATGTTGTCTAATATGCGCTATACACACCTTATTGGCTGCAGCGTAGATATAAATATCCTCAGCCGTGTCGGTTAGAGCATATTCACCTAATGCCGCATGTACTTCAGTTTTAATAAGCTGTTTCTTACGCCATACTTGGGCGATGTTTGCTAATGCTTGTTGTCTCATGACTCACTCTCACATTTAATGACTACTTCAATGTCCTCAGGAAATGCTATCCTGTGACCATCTTTACCTACAACAGCTATAAGTTGACACTTTAGCTTAGGGGTACTCTTGCATGACTTTTCAAGCAAGTCCTTTAATAATACTACTTTGTTACTCATTATATTCTCCTGAATTAGTTAGGTAAGTTAAAGTCATTACCCATGACTGGCAATTTAAGTTTAATTCGTAAAACCCTCCCAGACATTACAGGCTAAACCATACGCATTCGCATAAACACCTACACCCCTTCACGAGTGTTTCTTTATGGGTGTACCATTCAGTTGCACATAAGTATCATATAAATACCGTGTTACATCCATGTACACCTCATCATAATTATTCAAGTCTAAGACTTGTTTTAATACATCAGTTGGGAGTTCATTTTCATGTTGACAGTAGCTGTACCTATTCAACACTTGTTTCTGTTTCCTATTTAGAGCTCTAGGCATCGTAATAAGCATGTAATTTATCTAATACATGTTGTAAGTTATTATCAGTGTAAGTTTCTTTAATGTCCCACATACGCATAGGGCTTCGAATACGCTCGTTTACAGTGTCTTTTGTTAGACGAGTCTGATATACGTATTTAAATCCTAATAACTCCTCTTCATCGTTAATCTTGAGCATTTTAGATGCAGAAGCTTCAATACTTTTTAGTGGTAATTTCTTACAGGCAATAACTGTACTGAAGAAACTTTCAACACCGGTGTTCATTAAAGAGCCTTTAACCTTAACCATAGTCTCATTGACCATCTCTGATTCGTTAAATACGTCAGAGGTATGGGCAATAAAGATGATGTTCTTGTTAGAGTTAGCTACATTCTGTGCCATTAGGTTCTTCAAGAACTGTGCGTATCCGCCCCAAGCTTTCATTGTGTTAGATGAAGTTAGGACTTTAGTACTTTCGTACATATCCATTAGGTAAGTTAAACTATCAATAACGATAGTATGAATCTTGTCATTGTCTTGTACTGAATCAATAGCATCCGGTACGTCTGTAGGATCAGTAATTGTGTATTCCTGAAACTTAGAGTTAAACGGTAACTTCTTATTGTTTTCACAATTTAAGTACATTACACCTTCTGGGTTTTTAATATCAACCAGACTAGCTGATTTACCTGTTGCGGACTTACCGCATAACAATACTAAATTGTTATTCATTGTATATTCTCCTTTTGAATTATCTTTCTCGATATTGAGATTTGTATCTTTGTGTCTAGTTCTTCCCTGGTCAATGGATCAGGTAACTTATCATTAAAGCCATGAAGCTTAGACATAATAAAGTCTAGGGGTAGTTCATTATCTACCAGCATAAAACCATAACGGATAACCATAGTGGCCCTGTTGCCTACTTCAATACGTGAAGCAAACCACCTTTCCATGTTATCCATACCTTTAGCATCTAACAGGATCTTTTCCTGCTCCATAGCTTTTTTAGTCTGAGGTATAAATAACGTAGCATCAATTAATTCACCTGCGTTGAAGTGACATTCTCCATTATGGGACATCCACTTACGTGCAATATCTTTAGTAGCTGTGTCAGTTTCGAAAGGTAACCAATTAAACACATTCTCCATAAATTTTGAATAGTCCTTAGGACTTAACTTAATGTAGTGAGACATGGGTAATATAACTCTAAATCGGTGCTTATCTTCAGTGTGTCGTTTTGTAGTTGCGTACATCGCTGTGAAGTCGCTTAACAGCTCCATAGCCGTATTAACGCTTGTACCGCTATCAATGTCTAAGATTAGTAGATCAAAGCCTGGAATAGCTTTCTCTGATGATCTGTAACCATCTAAGAAGTTGTGAGCTGTGTAATGGTGTCCTGTAGTACATACTAGGTTATTTAATGCGCTAAACGCACCAACACCCTCAACGTAACCTGTAGTGATATCAGTACTATAACTAACATGTACGTTATCTAGGTCAGTCTCTTGTAGAGCTTCTCCTGATAAGAACTCAATGTCATCCACGTAGGTTTTACGAATAATAATATTATTCTTATACCCATACGCAATTGCTAGTTTCAACATTTCTTTCTTTTGGGATTCCTGCCCTTTATAAAATGGCAGTTCTTCTACAAGATCCACTTGAGTAATCTCACGTCCCACATCAGCAATATATTTAGCTAATCGAGCATAAGGCCCTTCTTTACACATAATGCGTTTGAAATGCTCACCTGAGTCTTCGACTAGTTGTATAGCATTGTCTAGATGTTCCTTAGCAATTACAGAGGATCCTTCAGCAAAAGCATAAGCTCCTGCTAACTTTAAAGCTTTATAGTATCTGTGTGCGAGTTCAGCCTTCTGGGTTTCTTCATGAGGTTTAAGATCTCTGGATAAACTTTCGCAGGTTATTTTATATTGCAGTAAGTGTATGGTATCTGCCTTACTCATAGTAAGCACAGTATTAAACTTAGCCCTGTCTGCAAGATTAGTTATGAGACTTTCAATACGTAAAGTATCTTTAGATACATTGGTATTAGTTAAAGCATCATACAACTCTTCAGCTGTTTGCTGTTGTACATTATTGACTGTGGTGTCATAGCCAAATAACATTCTACGAGCATAGCCCGTTTCCAGCATTTGTTTGAATTCGTCTTCTACTCGACTACCATCAAGTAATTTAGTAGGAGTACCAAATAACATCATGTTGGTAGGAGTTCTACCTGTGAGCTCTACACCTCGTTTATTATCAGCGGTATTTTTAGTAAGTTTCTGTTTAACTTTACCTACGTCATACAGTTCTAGGAAAGTATTCAACATTTCAGCATTATTAGTTAAGTTAGAGCCTACTTCGTCTAACTCTAAGTTCATCGAGCCACAGTTAGACATCAATAGTTTCTGTCTCATTTGTTTAACAGCTGGTGATGTACCACTATCAAAACTGAATGCTAAATTACCTAGTGCGTCATATTCCTTTTGCACTTCAGCTAAAGCCTCTTCTTGTGATAAGTCAGGGTCTCTAGCTGCACGTGTATTAGCTAAGATAGATAATTCGTTAGCACTTTCTTCAGGAAGAATATGTGATAAAAAATTAAGCCTAAAACCTTCAATGATATCTTCTTCGATAACGTTAGTTGAAAAACCCTTACCTGCTCCTGAAGGCATTAGGTTTAACACATAGGTGTTTACCGGGATAACCCCTCTGTCTTTAGTTTCAATGTTGCAGCGCATCATAGACGCTACTTTAGATAAGTAGTAAGCTACTAGAATTCTAAAGAAATGTCTATTCTGTGACTGTGTTTTAGCGACAAGTATGTCGACTATCTCTTCAGATAGTTTATTGTATTTAATTTCGGACATGGTTTAGTAGTCTAGTGTTTGTAGATATTCTGTTTTACGTTCTACGATGTTGTACCAAGTATTTTTGGACTTATTAACACCGTATAGCTCATTCATATTATTAGCAAAGTCTTGCCACTCTAAGTCAGCTAAGCTGGTTTTACGTTGGTTCTTGATCCAACGGTAATCCTCTAAAGCTAATTTGGTGGTATCACTCTTTTTCCTGTGTACGGTTTTAGTCCTAGATAGAATAAACTCTTTAAAAGAGTTATTTTCTACGGATGTACTGGGAGTTTCCAACACCGGTGTTTCTTTTTGTTTTACAGGTACCTCTACAACGGTTGGTTGGATTTCTATAGCTTCAGATAACTTCGTAAGAAGGTCTGCCATTTGAACTAAGATATCTTTAGTTATATTTATAGTCATAGAACTAGCCTCCCTTGTGCTTGTAGATTCTTTGCTTGTGTACAGATACCTACTACTTCACAGTAGCGGCATGCTTTAACTTCACCACGTACAGTCTCAATCACACCGATGTTCCCATCAGCAGCTAATCGTATACTTGCTTCATCCATAGTATCAAAATTCTTAGTTGCTCTAGCCATCTTGCTAGGGTTTTTGTAATATTTATACTTTGTTTGAGATTCCCATAGTTCTTCTGAAGTACATTCAGGAAGTTGATCCTGAGACTTATCTTTCATGAGTGAGATTAGCTTAAGCTTCTCTTTAATAAAGTGGTCTGTCTGGTCAGTCGGCCATAGTGGGTAAGATTTAGTTACCAATCTTGACTGTGGATATTTAGAATCACGTTTAGCTTGCGCACCTGACCAATCTGTAAAGATGAACTGAATATTAATCTTATTATCAGTAATCCTGTCTGGAGCTAACCACTTGTAGATACTACCTTGTTGGGTGTATTTCAAAGCGTTAGAGTCATAGATATAAGTCCACACAGATGTGCTCTTATAGTCTGATAACGTACCATCTAGCACAAGGTCATACTTACCTGAGATGATGTAATCACCTACGGTAGTTTCATGACGTTGCTCTACGTACACAGGGATGTCAGTCCCATCGTAACTTAGGTCTTCCTTGTTAGGGTTAACCTTAATTCTATCGGCAAGGCCTGACATAGACATAGCCTCTAGTGCTTTATTAATGTTGTCTTTGTTTAACCAAGCTTCTTCAGCAATAGCGTGAATAGCTGATCCCATACGAGCGCTAACTAGGTCTGTAATATCTACTGACTTATCTAGTCCTGCATTCTGGTATTTAAGTACCAGGGCTCTAGTAGGTTTAAGTAATGAGGTAGCACTAATTACATTAGTTCTACTGTCGTAGTCATAGTCATCATGCATTAACCATACGGCTAATGGCAAGCTGACATTACTGTTATTTGTATATTTAAATCCCATTTAATATTTCCTCAATCTGTTTAATACTAGCCCCATTAGGTAGACTAGTTTGTTTATCCCAAGACTTACCTATTTCTAGATTAGCCCCCATGGACACGTCATTCGATTGAATGCTCGGATGAGCATTCCATTGCATCTCTTTAATTAGAGTATCGTTTAGAAACTTTACAGCCTCTGGTGTATCTCTAACTAAGAAGTAAGCAGCATCGTGTATTGTGTTGATGGGACGTATATCATATACGAATTCTGAAGTCTCAAGTAATTTATTTGTTGCAATTAGAGCTCTATTAATCAACATGCCCCAAGACTGCGTCACAGCGTTGTTTGCGCTCCTTGACTCTGCTACTGCAGCATATGGTGTGTTACGCCCTGATGGATCATCATGGATAACCATGGATAATAATGGACATCTAATGGTCATACCAAATGCTAATTTCATATAACCGTTTTTATTAGCAAATCTGACATTTCTTCTACTGAACTTATCAGATTCCTCATAAAGCTTATGATAATTAGCTTCAATATCTTTAGCTTCTTCTGGAGTAAACCCACTATTTGTTACTAATGTGTTCCACGTACCGTTATACGTTAGTGCAAAAGTAGGTGCCTTAGATTTCTGTCTAAGCTCAGGGTATTTGGTTTCAATAGAATTGATGCTTTCTACAGTATCCTCGATATCTGGCATTTGTTCTTTGAAGTATGCAAAAGTTCTTAAACAATGACCGTCATAGCCGTCAGTGTAAACTTTGATTTTGTTTTTATCTTTAGTTAGAATAGCATTAATTCTATCTTCTAGAGATGAGAAGTCTGCTCCCGCCCATAGCCAGCCATCAGGTGCCTTAAAACAAGACTTAATAGCTTTGCCATACGTACTTCCACTTGGTAGATTTTGTAGGTTAGGATCACTAGAACTTAAACGTCCTGATTGTGTCCCACCCAGTTTCAAACTACCGTGCAGATTACCTCTAATGTTGTGTTTCTTAAACGCTTTAATAAACGTACCAAGAATCTTACTGGTTTGACTTATCCCTGTAAGATGTTCAAGTATCTCAGTGTGATTTTGGTGTTTACTTATAACAAGTAGTTTCTTAAGTGTCTTGGATCCAGTAGCTGGTTGCTTACTGTCTGTAAAGTCGACAGGCTCGTAACCTAACTGGTTGTACATTAGATGTCTAATATGATTGTTAGATTTAGGATTAAACTCTTCATGAGCAAAATCACTAACAGGTCTAACCTTTTTCTTTAATTGTTCATTAGCTTCTAGCATTTTACGAATGCGAAGCTCTAAGTTAAAAGTAGTTATCTCTGGATATTTACGTAATGTTTTAAAGTGATCATCATGCTTAACTGTTAATTCTATTCCCACTTCATCTACTCTCGTAGCGTCCAGAGGAAGTCCTGTAAGCATCATCTTAAGCATAACCTTAATCGATGGTTGGAATATCGTTGTATAGGGCTTAATAAGCTTCTCAGTCATTACTATAGCCTTATATTTGTCATAAACAAACCAAGTAGCTAAGCAGTCTTTTAAGTTATATTCAAGTAAGTCTTTTACGGGTAATGCATCTGCATTCTTTACGTCTAAGCCATAATTACCTGCGAATTCTAGTGAGTTAGACTTCAGGTCTAACTTAACTTCTGTCGTACTATTTTTAGCTAAATATGTGTAGAGCATACTGTCTTCCACATTAGCAAATATGTCACAACCTTTATGCATGCCAACGAAGTCGTCAGTTTGTTGCATAAACAGGTTATAAATTAAGTGTTTACAATCAAACAAAGCGTTATGAAATATCAAGTCACCTTCATATGATTCAAAGAAACCTTTCAGGTATTCTGTTCCAGTACCCCGTAGGTAGAGTACTCCGCCATTATGCTTGTCCCAAGCAAAAGCAATAGACAGTATTTCTATGCCTAAGTGTAAGCCTGTAGTTTCAATGTCCACTGTTAAAGCAGGGTACTTGAATAACTTCATGAAGAACTTAGAAGCATCTTCAGCTGTATATATGTATTCAGCACTATGTATGATTCCAGGCTTTTTAAAGCCAGTTACTGCTGTAATACCTTCATCGATTAGCTCTTGGTTAGCTGGGTTGTAAAATAGAGACTTGTGGTTAGGTACCAGTACTACGTCATACTCAGTATACCCATCCAGTTTTCCTTTAAAGGTTTCACCATAGCAGTTAGACACTTTAGTTTGTTTCGTTATCCACTTAAAGTAGTTAGTGTCAGCAACAATAATGCGTCTAAGCTTTTTAAGTTTATCTAATTTAGGTAATAACATTCTTAGGTAATTTTTACCTAAATCAGCTTTAACTTTATGGTCTTCGTAGAGTAAACCCAATACAGCTATTTCACCTTTATTAAGGCCTTTAGCTCGTAGAGGTTTTACGTAGTATTTAGATATTTCAGTTGCGATTACAGCATCATCTTTTATTAAGATGAGCGTAGTTACTTCTCCGTCCCCAAACTGGATATCGCGCATTATATTACCTCAATGATATGTTTCGTTTAATAACTCTTCAGAATCCTCAACCATCAACAGTAAGGATGTGGCCTTAGATTCGTATTCAGCTTTTCTTTCCTCGTAATATTGTAAAGCGTCTTCTATGTCGATATCCTCAGGATCGTCTATACCCTGTAATGCTACATAATGCTCAAAACACAAAGCTTTAGATATAACTTCAACTAAAAATTTTAACTGTAGTGCTGCCATATTATTTAATATAAATCGTTTCGCCATATGGTGCAGGTTCATGTTCTGAATTGCATATCCACATAATAGGATACGATGTTTCCTCGTTAAGTTCTTCAGCGTATAAATCCGTGAAGTAGATTAGTAATTGTGGCTGATGTGCATCACAATACTTTATAACAGGGTCAAAACTAGTTCCTCCCCCTCCCGTAAACTTTAAGTCTAGGATGTTATCATGTTTATCTACAGCGAAAACATTATGTATTTCCCAGTCACAATCAATTATCTTGAGTGATTCGGGCTTATAGATGTCTCTGATGTCTTGTATCTCAGATAACATTTCTAGTAGGTCTTCATCTGTAACACTACCACTGGTATCTATAGCTACAACTATATCTCCGATAGTCGGAGAGTGTTGGCTAGGTAAGTAGTGCTGTGGAAAGAAGCGTCTATTAGGTCTAGTCCAGGTGTAATCATCCTTAATCATATTAGTTAAGAATCGAGTAAGTAACTGATTCCATGGTAGCTTAGGATTGATTAACTCATCAATAGCTCTAGAGATTTCTCCAGGTATTTCACCATGTTCTTTACCCGCTGCTTTAGATTGTATCTGGGCTTGAATGATAATGTCTGTGACTCTATCAAATACATCAGCCTCTTTAGTTCCATCTGGTGCATCAAGTAAATCTTCTAGGAAATCACCTCTACCTTGATCGTCTTCATCTTCAGTTTTAATAATGTCGTAGACTTCCTCTGTTGACATATCTTTAAAACGTTTATCGTATAAACCACCCTTAGGTAGTGAGTAACCTGCTTCAATCAACATGTAGTTAATTACATAGTCTCCTGCCAGGTTCCATGTACGCTTATCACGCCCATTTACCCTAGCAAAGTGGTTGAATGCTACATGCCACACTTCGTGTGCTAGTAGCCCAGCTCTTTCAGGAGCTGTTAGGTCTTTAAAAAATTCCGGATTATAAATAATAGACATGCCATCAGTGCCCGCCGTAGGTAGTGCGTCTGAGAAGCTATGCTTTAAGCTTAGGCAGATAGTAGATAGAAATACTGATTTAGTCATCAGTTCAATCTTAGCGTGTCTAAGGTAATCCTCTACTGTCTTGTTTTCCATAATGTTATCCGAATAGTTTGTCTGCGTTTTTTGCAATCCAGTCTTGAATTACTGGGTGAGCTTTAAGCTTAGGCTTAATAGCGTAGATATCTTTCAATACTACTACTTGAAACTCTACTGGTAATTTTTTAATAATAACCATCAGAGGTGTAATAGTATCAGGTGCTGCGTTATGACTAATTAAAGTCGTAATAGCGTACTGATGTCCTGGTTCTTTAGGGATAGTTACACTACTAGGGTTATTAATCATAGTTTCTACATCTGGCAAGTCTTTATAGACTGCGCAGAATGCTCTAAATTCTGTTGCTGCACCTTCGCCCACTGTACCTACTAGTACTGCGTGGTCAACTCTGTTGAAAGTTTCTTTACCTTTGATAATCTTAGATAAGAATTCCCAAGTACGTGGTGAGGCAAAGGTATCGTCTGCGTGATTAGGATTAAACTTGTGCAATAGCTCAGGTCTAAACTTAACAAAAGAGATAACTCTATGGTCAATGCTATTAGCATTAGCCCAGTCTAACCAGCTAGCTGAATCTACCATAAGGTTCAAGTGAACCATTCTAGATTGCATAGCTGTAGATAATCTATTTACAATAGCTTTGTCTGTTGCCTTGTTACCTGCGCATACGATAGCTACTCGCTTATGTATGTCATGGGCACCAATCTGTCTATCTAGTACTAGCTTATAAGCTGCTGCTTGAATAGCCGGTGGAGCTGCATTAATCTCATCTAGGAATAATAACCAACCGTCATACCCATTAGGTACTTCATCCATACCTTGTAAAGGAAATGTCATAGGTGGAGCATAATCCATACGCGCACCATCCTGTTGCAAAGTAGGGAATCCATTTAGGTCAGTAGGATCTGACTGGGCTAATCTCATATCAATCAGTTTAAGATTGTGCATCTTAGCTACTGATTTAACGATATCTGATTTACCAATACCAGGTGAACCTACTAACATAGGTGTTAGGCCAGAGGTTAGTACGCTATTTAAAGCGTCTACCATATCTGATGATGAAATTTCAATACTCATGATCTCTCCAGGTGTTCGATGACCATGTCTTGTTTTTCAGCCAGGTCTTCATAATATTTTTGTTTATCTGTATAGTGTTTAGCTTTAGCATGTTGTACTTTATCTAATAAGTAGTTATGTACTTCAAGTGCCCAACCTATTTCAACTCGGTTATCTGTATAGTTGGACATATCATCCTTCTAACAAGTTTTCAGTCAATCGTTTATTAACGGCATTTAGGTCTAGAGAACTTTCTAAGTCCAATAGTTGTTGCTTCGCTTTTTTAGCTCTAACAGGTTCAGGTGGGATGTGCTTAGATAGCGCTGGGTAATTCGCCCATAGCTCATGTAACTGCTTAGTTGTAGTTACCTTGTCTAAACATTCTTCTGTAAAGGTACGTAATGTAACTTTTTCTTGTAATAACTCTGCTTCTTCTGCTTGGATTGATTCAACCCTGCTCTGTAAAGTCGGTACTACTTTCATAGGTATAGTCTTACTATAGTAGCCAGAACCTTCCCTACAAACTATGACTTGTTTAGGTGCCATTGCGTACCAGTTGTGATTGTTCCCTTCATAACCTACTTCAAGAATTAAATCATCATCCTTTTGGAACATCTCTAGAGGTAAGGTGTCAATAGTAGCTTGAAAAGGTGCTATCCATAACGCGTGGTTGTCACATACTAAGGTATCTCGTAGGTTTTTTAAACGCTTCTCAGGTACATCGTAAATACCCATAATAGCTTTTAATACATCATCTTTCTTAAGTTGGCTAAGTTTCATAACTGCCACCACTTCTTTTTGATTATTGCTACTTCAGTTTTAGCTGCTTTCATTATGACTGCTACTTCACGTTTAATAACGTCTACTAATTCAGCAGAACGTGCATCATGTAGTAATGAATGAAGTGCCTCATGCATTGGTATTCCCTCGACCTTTGCGTATTCAGCAATAATTGCGTGGTCTTCCTTAGTAACGCTTACTACAACACAACGTTCTCTATACGTACGTGGCTTTACCTTGCCCGGCGTAGATTGTATGATAATTCTAGAGATAGTAGACTCACCTAGTTTTACTAAAGCTGCAATGTCTTTTGGCTTCATCTTAATGTTGTGTAGTCTCATTACTTCTTTTCGCTGTTTTAGCGTTACTTTTGTGCCTGTTGGCATAATAACCTCCCAAGGTTAATTGATTTAAATTAGTGGTCGGAGACCACGTTTAATGTATGAAATCTTGAAGTGACTCATATACAAAGTCTGAATCTTCGTTTACAGCGTCTAATTCACTGTCAGTTAAATTCTGACCTGTGTCTTTCCAGTAAGCTTCTACAATCATAGAATCTTCGTATTTAGGGTGTTGACTACCACTCCAGTCCATACCGGATACTGTAATATTCGTAAAGTTAATACTCATGTTGTAAGCTCTATCATGTAGTTATAAAATCTATCAACTTCTAAATCTTCCCATTCACCCTCATCAATTTCTTGACGCATTAAATCGAATGCATCTTCGATTCTTTCTTTTAGTTTGGGGTGTTTAGTAGTTACTTTCTGCATATCTGTGTATGCTTGATGTACTGCTATAGTGTTGCTCATAGTAGTCCAGGACAATCTGTCGGATCATCTGCGGTACACTCACGCATACAAGGACTGTCACCAGTTCCATACGCGTCATGTGTAAGCTCACAATGTTCACAGTTCTCGCAGTGGGTGCCCTCATCGTTAGCTTTATCCCACTCACGTTGATCATCTTTATCTTTAGCTTTCATAGCTAATACATAATCATCGAAGTCAGGTTCCTGATCTCTCATAAACTGATCATGGTCTTGCTCATCTAAGAGCTGTGCTTTAACTTTTCCCATCTACTATTCCTCCAAATATAATGTCTGCTATTTTTAAATCGTAAGGTGATAATGTATTCCACCAATCTAACGGAGCACTGATTAGATTACCTAAACTAGTTTCTGTCATATCATCGATATTACCGTTAGCGTCTATTTCATAAATATTACCTTTAACGTCAATGTATTGATTAACGCTTCTTAAAAGCTGAACTTCACCCAGCATTACTAACCTCCTTGTGTGTTTTTAATTTTTAAAGCATTGTCGGATCTTGCTCTATTTCAGTTTGTTCTAGTAGAACTTCCGTACGGTTGAGGTTACTATTAGCGTAGATTTCCCAATCTTTGCCATAAGTTACAGAGTAACCACTACCTAACCTTAATTTAGGTACTGATGGATGCCCTAAGGACGTCTCAACTACTCTAGATAAATATAGAGTGTCAGAGTTCGTACGCTTAACTAGCACCATCATGTCTTTAGTTATATCTTTGAAATCTAATAATTCCATTAACTAACAAAAGTTAGTTTAGATAAAGCTCTAGTGCAAGCCACGTAGTACAAGTTGTCTTCTTCTTTCTTGCGCCACAATTCATCTGTCTTACTTTTCAAGTATTCAATGATGTCTGGCTCTAAAAAATAAACATTATCAGTTTCTAACCCTTTAGCTGCATGAATAGTCATGAGCTTACGCTCACTAGCACCATCGGTATGCATCTTCAATGATTCTGAGAAGTCTCTAACTTCTTTCATAGACTTAACGTTATCAACCAACATCAACAGAGCATCGAATTTATTCTCAATAGCTGAGTTATCCCAGTTGTTTTGATAGGCCTTGTTTAGCTCTAGGTTATACGCATTAACCAACTTCTCACGTAAGTTGGGCAAAGATCTAGTGCCCTTTAAATAGGGCTTTAAATCGAATTCTAGTTGTCTAATAAAATTAGCACCAATAGAGAAATGTTTATCTGTTTTCATGAATGTATAAGCTAAGCTGATTAACTTAGCATTAACTCTACAGAGAATAAAACATTCATCTTCATATGTAACTTCTTTATAACGTAAACGTTCTACTTGACCACCTATCTTATTAGATATCATAGTAGGGGAAATATGATTAACTTTAGCTACGATATTAGTTGGACACCTAAAGCTTTCATTCATTTCAAAGTCTTCTGGGTCGTAGTCATCAATAATCTTAGCTAATGCCTGAGGGTCACTGCCCCTAAATCCATAAATAGCCTGGTTTCTATCACCTACAAACACGATACGGTCAGTAGGTATACAAGCTAAGAACGCTATCTGTTGTGGATTAAGGTCTTGACACTCATCTACTAAGACAATGTCATAGTGATCAGTCTTCCAACCGTTATCAATAGGGTACTGAAGCATATCTTCACCACTAATCTGTTTAGTATTAGCTTTACCTGCTTGTAATATGCTTACTGCTTCAGGTATTAAGGTTCTACTTAATGAGAATCTATCAGCTGTTTTATTCCAAGAGTCTTGGGTAGGCGCACCATTCATACTCATATGATGTTGTGCTAAATTAACAGCCTTATTAAAGTCAGCCTGTTTATATTTATTAAAATTTACTCTAGCTTTAGGTAAATACTGTCTGGTAATAGCTAAACCTAGTGCATTGAAAGTTTTACAACTCCAACCTAGAGGTAATTTATCAATTACGTCAGCAACAATAGCTTTATTAAAAGCTACGTATAATCCATTATCATAATCTTTAGCTAATTCCATGAGAGTAGCTGTCTTACCACTCCCAGCAACAGCATTTACAAGTAAAGCAGGTGCTTCACTATCCACAACAGCTTGTTGTCTAGTTGTCAGTGTAATTCTTGAAGGTGTAACTCCACTTAGTCGGCTTAAATCCATTATTTGTTTCCTATTAGTTGTTCTGTTCGGTAGATACTTATCTGATATCTAACTTGGCACGTGTTACTATCTCTAAAAAATTGCATACTATCTGCAAACCCCCTAATCGGTAAAGTATCTAATCTACAAGTAGTTTTCCTATTATGGTGGCAACCTCGTAGTTGACAGTTTACTATCTGAAAGTTATCTTTCATATTTGTGCTCCCTTAAGGTGAATACAGTAATTTCTGTATAAATTTTAAAAATAGCAACCAGTTTTAGTTGGTTTTAATTAATTTTAAAAAAGCGTCCGGAGGACGCAGAAACAATTACTTATTAGTACCTTTAAGTGTTAAAAAAATAATAGAACTACCCCGAAGGGTAATTCTATCATGTTTCTTTTTGATATTGTTTATTACGACAACATATATTCACTATTTAGTATGTCTGTAGATAAATCTTTAGACAGTTTGTTAATAGTTAGCTGTTTACCTGTAATTTCACTCAAGATATCCTGAAGTAAGTCACTATCAGCTATCTCAGCCATGATTTCCCGGTAATGTTGAGCAACATCTTGCATAGCATCTGGTGTAAATACAAAACAGTCATGAATATGTACTAATTCAGTACCCTCATAATGATTTCGTCTAACCATCTCCCTAGCAACATACCCATCTACACTGTGAATGATATTAGCAACTAAACTTCTAAAGTTCTCAGAAGGTTGTTGCTTGTTATAGCGGTAGGTAAACGTTCTATGGTCTAACTCATCTATTTCTATTCGAGTATCTACCATTTCAGTCACATTAACCTTAGCTACATGCCCATCAGGTAATGTCCACTGATGAACGTTATTATCATACTGCCAACATGCATTGATATCTTCCATCACATACATAGCGCCTGGCATTAGCCCGTCAAGCGTGCTATAAAAGGCCTCTAACTGTTCTTCATTAAACACTTGCTTAGGATTAGCCATAGAATTATAGAATGTAGTCATACAAGGTTTCTTTACATCCCCCCTGGTAACTCCATATTTGCCATTTAAGAGCACATTCATCTTATCGGCTATCATTTGATAGACATCTTCTCTATTGCCCGTATTGATCATATTACAGACTCTAGCAGTATCTTTACAACCGGATAATGCACTCATTATCTGTAAACCAGAAGCAGTAGCATCAATACTCATGACATATCCAGTCTTATAACCATTCTTAGCATCGTAATAGGCACCTAATGCCTTACTACCAAGAATAGGTTCATCAAACTGGTCCATATCCCAGTCTAACTGTTGATTAAACCATTTGATTCTACCTTTCCATGTCAATTTATCATGACCAGCATGATTAGCAACAGCAATCTTCAGATTATCCAGCTTAGTAACCTCTTGTTTATTAACTAGAGATAGCATAGCTTTACCATATTCATTAGATTGAATATTCAGGTCATACCCTGAAGAGTAACTTCTACCTCTCTTGTCATACCTCCACACAAAGTAGAAAGGTTTACCTAGGTTATCTGTAATAACTCTATCAAACTGCGACTTATCCATATTTTCATTAGGATTCTCATTGTTAACATACGTAGGTACATCAATAGTCCAAGGTATTAGTTGCATTAGATTAACAGCATCATAAGCTTGAGTTTCATTATGATGATTACCTTTACCTAGGATGATAGATTTACGCTCCCATAACCAACCACCATCAGTATTAGATACCCAGTCATTAGGTTCTTGCAACATAGGTGGTAGGAATTGCAATACTTTTAGTTTATCCATAGTAGTGTCATCTAGTTTTAGTTTAGGTAGGATATCTGTACCTTCAGCATGCATAGAGATATCGAATAGATCACCATGGGTAATACTCAGTATCTCAGCACCCGTCTTAACAGCATCTATCTGATTCTTATAACCCATAGCCATACCTAACTCAGTTGCAGGCCCTTGTATAGGTTTCTTACTATCAGTAGATAGAACAATAGCAAGGATGTTACTTACTATCTCTAAGGTTTTAGGTAGGTTATCCACCCTAGTTTGTTTAGATTTGTAGTAACTACCATATCTGTAGTTATTTACAGCAAGATGTAACTGTTCAGTTATATTAGTAGGTACCTCATCTAAAATATCTAGCAGTATCAAGTTGTTACGTTGTTTCTTTGAATATTCTAACTCATTGTGTAGTTGTAAGTTCATTACTATCCCCGATTTAATAATTGATTAAGTGAATAAAAAATACATAGATACATCGAATGATGTACCTATGTAAATTTCATGTGTGTAACTATGCAAGCATGTCTAATGCATCACGTGCCTGGTCTTCAGTAAGTTGACGACTTAGATCAGTTAACGTTACTTTAGATAAAGTCTCAGCAACAACAAGTAACTCGTTAGCTTTATCATCTTCAGATGAATCTTTATTAAGTGAGTTAGTTAAGAAGTTTAAGAAACCAAACTGATTAGTACCATTACCCATTACGAAGTTAACATAACCGTTCTTGTTAGCCTCAGTAGTACGGATCTCTGCCTTAGTAATAATCTTTAGAACATCTTCATTAGATACGATGTTTTCAAACGCCTTGCTAGGTTTGAACTGTGCTGATTTCTCTTGACCTTCTATACGGATATAGATTGTCTTTTCGTTGTTATAAGATTTAGTTGATGCTGCGTTAGCTGCGTTAGTATTATTAGCTAGTAAGCCCATAATATACTCCTTTTATTATTGCTACCTGGAATGAGAACTAACTACGTGGTAGCTTACGCAATTAGTTTTTTGAATGATTTTTGGTATAGAGTTTTCTGCCCTACTATCAGAGGGTAAAAAGGTGGAATGTTGGATTGAGCAGTTATATAGATGCTCAGCTACACACAATGATCGTGTTAAGTGATTAATATTGTTTCCCATGCGTAGTAATACCACCATAGGTCTGTATGTATCATGGTATTTGTGCCGTAATGAATAGAGAATATACGGTGTATGCATATAGTCCGATTACAAGTAAAGCAAATGCAATAAGTGTATTGATGATAATATTCATACGTCTTAGGATGCCGTGGTTATTCATGATGCCTCCTGTTTAGCTAGGTTATCTTCGTATTCTTTTAAGTTTAGATGTTGTTCTTTGTCTACTCGGTCTTCGATGAATGATTGAATACATTGGTCTAAGTCGTCTTGATTAGATAATTCGAAGGTGCTGATTAGTAAAGTATATAAACCTGTTGGAATAGTTACAGTTAGTTCTTTTGTGTTGGGTACTAAGGTTATTTCTGTCATGATTGTTCCTTATGTAGTTAAGTGAGGTAATCAGTTATACAGCATGATTAGGCTGTCACTTAAAGTGTTAATAGTAAACCGAATATTGAGATTATTACTAGAAGAGTAGTTAGCTCTAATAGTATTTGTTTAAGTTCTGAGTTGTCATTACTCAGCATTTATTGTCTCGTTTTCTAATTCAGCTAGCATATCTTCGTGTTTCTTTTTGATTGCTTCTATTTTGAATTCTCTTTCTATTAGGCGTTCTTGTCTGTCTAATCGCATGTCTTCAAGAGTTTCATCTAAGCCTTCACCTGATATGTCACCAAGTTGGTCTGCCATTCTGCCTAGTCCACGTTCTCCTACAACCTTCTCTGCTAACATTGCTACAGATTGTGTTGCTTGTGCTAGTGCACTGATGGTATTACTGATATTGCTTATAACTTTCATTGTGTTGTGTTTCCTCTAGTTAAGTTTAGTCATTGTTTAAGTTTAGTAAATATAATTACCGACAGCGTACAAGGAACGCAGGACGCTTTCTTTCTTGAATCTTACTATCGGATGCTCTGTGTGATGTGTGAAATGTGTGAAAAAAA